AATTATAATAATTAGGTATCACAAAATCAAAATAACGCCCATCCTCTATTCCGCACTTTCCATAAACATAATGCATCCAAGCATAAGATTCAAAAATACAAAAATTAGAAAAGATGCCTTCATATCCAATACCGTACTCAACAGAGGTATGGTTTGGGAAAGCGTCAGCAATTGGCTTCTGGCAAACTCCACCAATTAAACAAATGAAATCGTTAGGCTGGATGCGTTTACCAATCTCCTCAACCGAACCAATATTCATTATTTGCCAATAAGCTAGTTTAGAATCCCATTCAATAGGAAAAAAAGTTTTAGTATGATCATCCCTAAAATAATAGTTCTGCATTTTCTTTGAGATAATGCTTACATGCTCAGTTACCTCAGCATCATTATCTTCACTTGAATACAGAAAAACTTCATGACCAAGACTTGTCATCATATTACAAAAACGCACAACCTTAGTTGTGTAAGCACAATGAACAAAGTCTTTAGTTGTTTGTGTATGTGGAAGAGAAACTACATGAAATCTCATCAAACAAGAACCCTACCTACGCTCCAAAGATTTTCTTTTCCAAAAACAAAATCAAGTCTAAGATAAGCATTTGTGTGATACAGTCCATCACCAGTATACATATTAACTCTTAGCAAAGAGTTGCCTTTAAGTTTTTTTATTCTTATAGTTTTTCCACCAGGTATATCGGTAGTATGACCTGGATCAGTTGAGCTTATTATTTGAACAAAATCCGTATTTGGATATATATAATCAAGTTTTGGTGTGTGAGACATAGCACAACCAGCTCCATCGTTATAAGACCCAGTTCTAAATATCAATGTCTCATTCTGAAACTCAGGCTGCAAATCACACTCTAAAGTTAATTCTATACGTTCAAATTCCGAATTTTGTCTCTCAACCCTACCCCTATAAGTAACATCAATATACCCTGCCCTAACAGAGCCCCTAGCAGTAAAAGACTGTGTATTTGCATTTGTGCCACCACAATTATAGCTATCCTCAAAATCTATTTGAGCTCTTGTTGGAGATAAAATATATTCTGGAACACCAACAAAACCATTTGTCTGTTGATCTGCAGGATTCCAGACTATTCCAGCCATTACACCGATCTTCCATAAAGTTGAACAGTTACATTACTATGTCCACCAGCAGCACTACATCTAATCTTAATCCAGTTAGTTGGACTAACAACGATATGATCAACATAACCAGAAGTTATATCAGCAGAATTTTTTAAACTTGTAGCAACAAGAGAAATAGTTCTAGCAGTTTCAGTGCTACCAAAAGTGTTGTCACCTATAATCAAATCAAATGTTGTAGTTGCTGTACCAACGCTTCCAGCTTGGACATACCAGTCAGTAAGCAAAATATTAGCTGACGGCGACCAAGGTCCAGAGGTAGAAACTTCAACCTCGCCATCTAAATAAAATGGAGGAATATTAATATATGAAGCTCTTAGACCTGCTGTAAAAACATCTGTTGTCTGTGTTTTAATTATGCGATTTCTTTCATTAGCCATGATTATTCCTAAATTGGATTACCAAAGGCTACACCAGTCAACTGCCACTGGACAATAACCTTTTGAGTTGGGGCACCAGTGACGACAACAGCAAGTTCGCAGCCTCTGTAAATTCTAGAAAATGGAGGATTCTCAACAGTTATCCATCTGCTTACAATTACAGAAACCGTTGGGAAAAAACCATCAACAATAACATCGCCCTCTTGAACTTCTGCGCCAAAAGTAATCAAAGGCTTTTCAGAGAAAGCGATAGGGAAATCAATTGGCACACGCTTCTCCCCAGAGTTCTTGATAAGAAACTCCCCAGTAAGAGTAGTGGGACCAGCCGCTGCCGAAGACATAGCAGCAGTCATGTCTTTTGCTATCATTGAGTTTCTAAATTTTTCAACTGCTTGAGCAGGGCTAGGAAAAGGTCTTTTAAAAACTTGTGCTTCATCACGCCAATCCATAATCAATCCTCCACGTATTTAGTATCTGAAATAGTTTTTTCATCAAAGTTATCAGAATCAAACCATACTCTTAAAGTTGCAGAACCAGACTGCAGAGTATCACCATAAATGTTGATAGTGTAAGTTCCCTCATTTAAGTTACCCAAATTTTTGGTATCGCCAGAAAGTGGAAGATCAAAAGTATTTGAATATGGTGTTGCATCATTCTTGGTTATACTAACGGCACCATTATAAAGAATATCTTCTGAATAAGTAAACCTGATCTTTGAATTAATAGCCTGATCAGGCACCACTAGTGTCGCTGTATAACTCCAAGTTGCTCCAGTGAACTCGAAGATATCTAGATTTAGAAAAAGATCACCGTCTACAACTACAATATCAGATGAACCTAGTGTATCTAAAATTGCATTAATTTTATCTGTTTCAGAATTATGTATTTTAGTAATTGCTAAAGGTAGTGTAGTTAAAGTTTTTACATAGTCAATAACATCTGGCCACTCTGCTGCAGTAAAATTACCTTGAATAGCAATAGCGTCAGCAAAAACTGTTGGTGTAGCAGCCTCAATCCCATTGATAAATGTTTCCAATGCTTCAATATCTCTGGAGTCCATTCTTACACCATTATAAAAAGCATCAGAACCAGAATATCTAGCCATCAATTTTATATTTGGACCATAAACTTGTATGCCAGGAAAGTTATGGATTTGATCTGCTAAAGCATTAAACATAGTAATATAAGTATTTATATTATGAGAAGGAGAAGACTGGAATCCCAGAAGATCATTCCAAATAAAAACTTTAGAAGCAGATCCAAAAACTGCAGCAACGCCTGCTGCTAAAGCAAAATTATCAAGCCTAGAAAAATCTGGAATCAGATTAGCTGTTCTAATCTGATTACCACCAGAATCAAGAATACTATTAGAGTTAGAAACCAAAGAAGCAAACTCTGTAAGTTCATCGCTTGGATCTGGTATCACAGTTTCTTCACTTTTTTCAGAATAGCTAAAAGCAATGACTTTTGATCCATATCCATCTATTTCAGAATTGATACAATAGTTATAAAAAGAATTAAGCCAATCAACAATATCAGAGGATAGAGGTGGTGTTGCAGCAGAGCAATTAATGCTAATAGAAATACCAAGTTCCATATATTTATCTAATGCCCATGCTCTTACTGGCTCTAGATATGGAATATAAAACTCTGCATTATCATAAACATCAATAGATATGAATACAAGATCCCAATATCTGGCATTATAATTTGCATCATCTATCATTAGATTAATTGGATCATTTCCACCAAAATCACTCAAGGAATGCGTGCAAATAAATCCAATATTTAGACCAACAGGAGTCGCTTCAGCAATTGCTTCATCAAGTTTGTATTTAAACCTTTCCTGAAGACCCAGCCAACCAAGAATCGTATATGTAGAGCCATCAATAAAACTTTTTGGATTTGGAGCAATACATACCCAAGCAGGACCAGTTAAAGAATCGATATTGTCAATAATATCTCTAAAGTCTGAATCATGAACCTGTGGAGAACCCTCACTCCAGTCATTAACAAAAATAATGAAAATAGGAAGAGCATCTTCATCAATAGCATCCTGTCCTAATGTTGGTATATCAGAAATAACATATGGAACAGAAGGAGTAGCCCCAGGATCTAACTCAATTAAGAAATTTTGAATGCCAACATTTTTAGTGGCAATACTATTAATTTTAGAAACATTATTTACTATAGAGCTGAAACCAGTTCTTACGGCAAAGTTATTATATGCAATAGAACCGGGAAAATTTCTTTCCAATATAACATCTGGGCATTCTTCAATATTTATTGCTGTACCAACATTAGCTTTTACAAAATCATAAGTTGCAGAATAAAAACTCTGCGAAAGATAGTTACCAGTGCTAGAGTATCCAGAAGTCCAAATATTACTATCAACTGAGAGAACTCCATACGACATTCCCCTATCTATGCCACTTGGAATAATTACATCAACATCATTGACAGTTGGATAGTCGCCTTTATCAACAATATTGAATCCTTGAGCAGCACCAACATCATAATTAGATACACATTCTCCAGTAACAATTATTCCGGGGATATGTCCAATATCATCAGAAAAAATTTGATTCTGAGAATCAGAAACTAGTATTTGATAACTACCCCAAGTTACTTTATATCTATCAGAACCATCAAACTGAAAAATTAGATCTTGAGTAGCTGCTACAGTTGAAATATCTACAAGTATAGATTTAATTTCTGTAAGAACAGAACCATCTGCAGAAATAGAACCAAAGGTCAAAAGTTTTGTAGACTTATTTATAGAACAGTAATAACCATCAGATATGCCAAGTGAATCTGAAATAGTTAGTGTTATAGAAAAATCAATTGAACTTAGATCAATCTCAACTCTTTGATAAAAACCAGAAGAAGTTATATTTATATCTAAGATTGCAAATCCCATACCATTAGCAGAACCAAATCTACCGTCAGTAACTCCACAAGCATCTAAAGCTGGATTAAGTATAGAGATGTCAAAAATATCTACAGGATCAAGAGACTTTGAGCCATTTGACTGTGTTAGAATAGGGGTAGCAGAACCCATCTCAGAGAAAATAAACTCTGCCTGTGGAAAAATATTCGTCGCCATTGATCTAGAATCAACATAATTGAAACCAACATCAGCGAACTCTGGTCTAATAGCCACCTTAACTCCTAATTAAATCCACCAGTTAGCGTTATAGGCTCAACACCAAGACCGCTGAACTGCAATTCCCTATTTGTAATCTGCTGCCATCTATCAACTCGCTCAGAGATAGATACATGACTTATTGGATTATAAACATTATCGCTAGTAATAACCCAATCATTTTCATCGCCAAGCCAATTGGTTGTAAGACTCATTTCATACTGGCCTGTATCAAGATCCATAGTAGAAGAAACACCTCTAACATAATGGATATATGTTTCACTTGTATTTCTTTCAATAATACGAATCTGATCATTTATCTCTATATTAGGATTAGCAACGCATGTAAGGCTTCCAGCTCTCTGACTAAACCAAATCTGAAGATTGATGAGTTCGGCCATCAATTTCTGCTCTTCTTTGTCAGTAAAGGTATTATCGATCCAGATTGCTGGACGAATGATATTCCTTAGAGCGGGAACCCCCGGCCTAATCTCATCATTAGCAGATCCAGGAACGAAACGAACATACGAAGTTGCTCGTGGGTTGTTGGGATCTGGCTGGTCCGAGCCAATAATAATCTCAGACCTAAGAGAATCACCACCAATGGACACCTGATACTGCTTTAATGTTGTGGTCTCGTTTATTTCTGGGATAAACGGCTCAGCACCGGGGGTACTAGAGCTTACTCTGGTATAGTTACCTTCTTCATCATATGTAACATAGATTTTTTGACCATCACCATAGGAATCGAAGTTTCCAGCAGACCACCAGTTAGGACTTTCAAACCTTGCCCCACCCTGTTGGTCTATAAAGAAGTTATATCCAACAACCTGCTTAATTTCATTTATACAGTCAATGATAGTTCTCTTATCAAACTTGTCACCAGTAATATCTTTATCAGTAAAAATACCGGTAGATTCTATATTACCAAAGATAGAAGGTCTATCATTTGCATCTGGAGAACCGGGATAGCCAACCCAAAGATCAGCACCAGTATCCGTCTGAACACCAAAGAAACCATCATATCTTAGAACAAGCCTAGCGTTAGATCTAGTGTATGTCCTTGTATTAAATAATGCAGAACCTGCAGCTGAATACACAACAAAATTACCATCTGACTGCATTACAGCATAAGCACCAGAGTTTCCATCAGTCTCGGATTCCCAAACAACATTTTGAAGAGTAGTGGTACCTCCGACAGTAATGAAATTTCCAGTACCTAAAACTAGATTTCCATCTGTTTGCATAATAAGAGTATAGTCATCTACCTGCTCATAGCTTCCAGATGCTAAAGTTTTCGTAGCCCAAGATTTAATTGTCTCAATATTTGAGTCATAATAAGTAAAGCCAGACCAGCAAAGCATATCTTTAATAATATCAATATATTCTTTAAAATTACCCTGCTTCCAACGGTAACCAGTTTTACCCCACCATCCAGGCTGGCCCCAGAATCTGGCATCATAACTAAGAACAGAACCATTAGCAACAAGAACCCAGAAACCCTTACCATCTGGATCTCTAGCCAAATCCCAAACCAAATAACGAAAGAATGACCAATCATTAACTTTATCTTCTGGAATCTTAAGATCAATCTGGGGATTATTCTGGTAAACATATGATGTTCCCTGCTTAACAGCGTCACCAAAAGCAGCAATATGACCATCAGCAAATGCAATCCAATAACCATCACCAGATTTAGTAGAAGTCATGCCATGACACCAGTTGCCATAATCAACACTAAAAGAATCTGCACTATTTTTATTATAGATTCTATTTACTAAACCGCCATAATTTTGCACATTTCCAAATGCCCAAACTTGACCAGATCCATCTGTAACCCAAAATCCCATCTTTTTTGGATGAGCAGCTATAGCAGTTCCCCTTCTAGCCCAATTATATGCAGTAGATGGCTGCTGTCCAACATCAAAGCCAGCAGGACTTTGACCAAAACCTGTACCATAAGGTTTGCCAAATAGATACTTATAAGTCTTCCCACTATTAATCATTGATGCTGTAACTGAAGTATATGGCGTCTGTGCAAACGATGGAGATGCATCACCAAAACCTCTAACACTTCCATCAGAATAAACAACCCAATAACCATTACCAGTATAGGTAACAGCCATATTCATAGCAGCTACGCCAACGAGAGCAAACTGCTCGCCACGCCAAGGAACAATATAATGTCCATAATGATTTGCTTCACCAAAAGCATAAACCCTACCACTTGGATCAAGAACCCAATATCCCTCACCAGATGGATGTGCAGCCATTGAAGTTGCCCCTGGCTTCAAATATGTTCCACCAAGACCGCGAACATAATGAATACCATTCACACCACTAGCATACGGTGGGGATACAAAATTTACCGGACCAAAAGCTGTTGAATCAAAATCAGCAGCATCACCAAAACCATGAACATAACCATTGGACTCACAAACCCAATAACCACGAACAGGATGGGATTCCATAGCATAAGTCCAAGGAAGTTCCGTGAATGGCACAGAATATTCAGAAGTCTTATTTCCAACAGCCCTAAATACAATATCTCTAATACCACAACGGTAATTATTTCCAGAACCATCTGCCATACCTGAATAGGTAAGTGGATCTCCAAAAGTAATTCTAATCTGATCAGCTTTATACCAATAAGAACCAAAATCTCTCAGAACAGATATTTCATTCTCAGCAGGATTTGCAACACCAAAGTCAACAGAAATTTCGCGCTCATTACCATCAGGTGGCATAAGGGGAATCTGAATCTTCTTAACATAAGGAATAGAGCCGCCATAATCTGGAACAGTTTCTGTACCAAACCAAGAGCCATTATACTTAATAGAAATATATGCAGTATATCCACCAGCCCAAGGAGTAAAACTCATACCTTGAATACGACGACCGCTACCACCAGTCTTCTCTACATCAAACTCCCACCAAAAATATCCATACCCATTGTTTCCGGTGGGCTGGGCTTTAGCTGGAGAAAGTGCATATGTATTCCTATTGCCATCTGAAGCATGACTACCTTTATGACCAAAGATAGAATAATCGTAGGAACCAAAAATATCATCAGTGGCAGAATCTTTATAAATTGCTCTCACTTCACCAAATGAAGCATTGAAAGAACCCTTTGGATCTGGACCAAAAGGAGAATCAAAAGCAGAAACACCGGGAGACTTATACTCAATAGGATAAAGACTCTGAGGAACTAGAGGGGGATAGGTGATCTGTTCAAGAAGGAGTCTACCAACATCACGGCATTGAATGGTAAGCATTCCATCTGTGCCAGTCGAAATAGAATCAATCAACCAAGCACCCGTTATCATGATATTCTCATCATCAATTGCTTGCTGAACAGAAACGTCGTTACCGCCATAGCCTTGATATGTTCTAATTAAAGCATTAGGAACAATAACATTTGTCCAATCAAAATCTGGATCATAGGTTCCATCTTTAAGAGTGGCACCCTGTCCCGGCTCTTGATTCCATAAAGCCTGCGCCTCAGCAGACTCACCACGCTTAGGCCAAAAATATCCAGGTCGGCCAAGCTGATTAGTGAGTTCAGGAACAATCACACCAGTAGCAGCACTATTAGAATAGTGCCACTGGTTATACATTGCAATATTGCAAGTTGCAATATCCTGAGAAGTCGAACGCTCAATCTGAATTGATTTAATATTAGGAATCTCTACCTCAACCTGATCGTTAGCAGAGTCCTGCCAGTAACGAAAAGGTCCACGGACAGAACCATCATAAACCGGGTCTGTGGTTTTTAGCGTCCAGTCAGGCTCAATCGTAACTCTGCCACAAGGCTTAGTATCACCAATCATTACACCTGAACGAACAATATTATGTATTGTCTGATTCAGTCTCATAATTACCAGTCCAAGACAATAGCTTCAATAGAGTAATTATGACGCCAAGGATAGTTAATTGATCTTACCCTCGTTGGGTTGAAACTTTTAATATAAATCCAGAACTCTCTACCGAGATCATCAGTCAAACGAATCTGATTTCTTTTTAGATACCAATCATTAAGAGTATTAAACTGGCTTTCAGTTAAGATTGTACCAGAGAAAGAAAGACTTGCAGGACTCTCTCTGCCCTCAAAAGCAAGAGTCTGGCCGTTAGGGGCAGCCGTAGCCTCATAAGAAATATTCTTAGATCTACTTGGATACCCGCCATCATTAGGATTAATTTCCCAATTATAAGTCTCATTACCTACTGGATCATAAAATTCCCACGCAACTCTTGGCATCTTAACTCCTAGTACCTTCTAGATTCCAAACCTGATGTGCCAACATTCATGGCCTTAGCAAGAGAATCAACAACCTGACCCTCACTCATACCATTGTTAACGACAACCTGAACTTGGATATTACGATTATCCTGATAGCCAACAGATGGACCATTTGCACCACCGCTGACATTACCAAACTGGCCGGACTGATTTAACCTACGAACCTCATAGAGAGTAGGAAGCATAAGGCTTGTTGGAAGATTAGCCTGAAGATTGCCACTAATGTCGTCTTTAAGATTCTTGATAGTAACCTCAAGATCTCTGAACTGCTTAGTGCCAGGGATAAGAGTAGACTTCAAACCCTCAAGATAATTAGCATACTCAGTCTTAGTGATCTGGTCAGTATCCAATAGATACTTGTATTCATCAAGCTTACCCTGGAAGATAGCGTCACGAGCAGCCTTCTCAGCAGAAATAACACCAGCCCTTAGATTATTAATTTCTGCAGCACCCTTACCGGCATTAATTGCCTGAGCCAACTGCTCTCTAGCAGCAGCCGCGGCAACCTGAGCAGCACCAATATCATCACCAATAGCAGCCAACTCTGCCTGACGAAGGCTGAACTGCGAATTACGAACGTCATTCATTGCGTTCGTCATTGCTCTCTGAGCATCAATTAACTGTCTTTGTGCAGCAATTCTTTCATCGTTAGTCTTTGCTTCAGCCAGCAACTGCTGTGCAAGGGTAAGGTCATACTGAGCGTCCTGAACAGGATCTTCTGTCTGAGCCTTAGCAAGATCAAACATCGCCTCCCTTCTTCTCTTAAACGCTTCACGCTGAGCACGCTCTGCTGCAATAAGTTCCATCCAAGCCTGCATACGCTCTTCTGGGCCAACAGCATTTGCCATATTCATTCTGGCAATATTTACATCATACTGAGCCTGATCAAGACTGTCCTGTGATCCAAGAGCCTTTAGAAGCTGAGCAAACGTTTTAGCTCTGTTATTTATATTATCCCTAAGAGCAGCGCGTGCTGCAATCTGTGCAGCAACAGCATTAGCAGCGCCCTCCTTGTCGTTTGCAGCAACAGCAGCAGCATAATCCTTATTAGCTTGATCAAGATCAAGAACAGCCTGAGCGACAGAATCCTTGTTTGCAGCAGCCTGAGCCTTAGCAATACCACGAACAGCATCAGCAACAGCCTTAGCAGCATCAATCACAGCCTGCTTAGCTTCACGACGTTTAGCATCTAACTCATCAAGAGTCTGGGCATCCAAACCATCAGCAACAGCTTTTTGGTAATCTTTTTCTGCCTGCTGAGCATCCATCATCGCTTTAGCTACAGAATCTTTGTTTGCTTTGGCTTTGTTTAGATTTGTTGCAGCTTGAGCTCTTTGCTGGTATGCGGAGAACTGTGCTTTCTTATCATTAACCTCATTGCCAGTATCGCCAGGAAGCTTTCCAGTAGTATTAATACTATTAATAATGGCATTTGCGCCAGAAATAGCCTGATCATATGCCTGAACTGTTGGATCATTAGCTTTAGCTCCAGTCATCTCCATGAATAGAGCGCGTTGAGTTTCGAGATCCTTCTTTCGCTTCTCCATCATTGCTTTAACTTGATCAATTGATAGTGATCCATTACTTAAAGCAGTTGTTATAAATGTTATAAAGTCATCAGCAGTTTCACCAAAAGCAGTTTCCCAACCCTTAGTAAATGTAGACCAGTTACCAACCAAAGTTCCAAGCTGACCCTTAATAGCAGCAACTCTAGTTTCAATAGGAATTTTTATTGGCCTACCAGCAATCTCTGCAGCCTCCTCGGCAGTGGCTGCATTCTGAATCATGGCAATGGCCATCTCTTTTTGAGTCTGAACAAGCTCAAGTGCAGCTTTGCGAAGATCTTCTCCAGTTAAACCAGAATTAATTGCAGTTTGAATAGCTGCAGCCTTCTGCATAATACCAGCTATTGTTGTTGGATCGCTAGTAAGATTGATAATATCAAGAGTTGCAGTTAAAGCCTTCTGAGCTTGCTCATTAACAAAACCGTTTATAGTTTTATCAATATTGAATAGCTGTTCATATAAAAGTTTTTTATTACCAGTAACTTTAGGATCATTAATCTTAGCAAGAATAGATGCTCTTAACTCATTCAAACCAGCAAGATATGATTCTGGAGAAATTCTACCAAGATCAAGATCTTTTTGTAGCTGTTCAAGAGACTTCAGAGAAGCAGCGGCAGCGTCATCAAGAAGACCATTAGCCTCAAGTAATGCCTTTACCCTAGGATCATTCTCCCCAAGTTCAATAATTTTATCAAGAACCTCTTTAGCCTGTTTCTGTTCTGCATCTGTATATTTTCTATCCTTATCCTGTACTATTTCTTCCAATGCTTTAGTTGGATTAGCTGAACCAAGAGCAGAAGCAATATCTCCATCAAGATTATTTAGATTAAAACCTAGAGCTTCAGAAATTTTTGTGAGTCTCTCTAAGGCGGCTGCTCTAAGCGCATCACCAGCATCAGCCAAATCTTGGTCAAACTGGAAAGCCCTAGAATCACCAAGTCTACCCTCACCAGCATAAGCATTTCTAATATATGCCTCTACGTTAAATTTACCCTTATTAGTGCCAGTTTTAATTCTGGCTTTATCTGCTGCTTGCTTTGATTTTTCTTCAGCCTTCTGCTGAGCTGGGCCTACTCCGACATTGCCAGCTGGATTGATATCAATTCCCCCAGCAGTAATTCCTTCATCAGCAATTACATTTGGAAGAGCATTAGCACCACTAAGTCCAGAAATTCTTTCCAAGAAGAAGTTTACAGCAGACTGCTGATTAGCTAAAATATCTAATATTCTCTGCTCATTTTCATCAAATGCAGACTTAGCAAAAGCAAGAGCCTGAGCATACTCTGCCTCACTTTCATATCTTGCACCAGTAAAGAATCCAGATAAACGTGCACCAATACTTATACCAGCATTAACCTCTCTAAGATCTCGAGCCTTAGCTTCAAGATCTGCAATAGAAGTATTCGCATCCTCAGCAAATGCCTTAATCTTATCAAGGTTAGCATTCTGCTTATCAACACCAGACTGGATAAGAGAATAAGCGACCATAACACCAGTTAAAGCTAGTGTTGTAAAACCGCCAACAGCAGCAGAAGCTTTCTGTGCAGGAGTCTTCAATCCAGCCTTATTAAGCTTTTCAACATTTTGACTACGCTGATTAAATCCAGCACCTAAAGCAGATAGCCTCCCCTGACCAGCAGCACGGGCATCAATATATGCCTGTCTTCCTGTTCTACCAAAATTACCACCAAGCATACCTGGTGCTGTCATAGTGCCAGTTCTAGGGTTAATGCCATACTGTCCAGCACCAGAAGTTCCACTCATAAAATTGAATAAAGCAGCCATTTGGGCACGCTGGCTAGCATTAACTGTGCCCATAACAGCTTGACGCTGCAAAGCATTTGCTCGCATATTTGCAAACAAACCATTATTGCCTCTTAACCCACCAAGAGCGCCAGCAATACCACCACCAGGACCAAATCTAGTTGCTGCCTTAAGAAGTTTGAATGCTGCAACTGCAGCAAGAATCTTTACAGGTAAACCATCAAAAGCACCAAGAACTGGCGAGACAGCCTTAAAAATTAATCCAAATCCCTTAGCTATAATACCAAGAAGACCAGCAACTTCCTTAAGAAGATCTTCCAAGCCAGACTCAAGAAGTGTCAAGAACAGTTTTCTTACCTGCTCTCTCAAACGCTGGAAGGTATTGGTAAGAGTAGCCTGAACTTTCTTAAATCGCTCTTCAAGTTTACCAGCACCATTTTCGGCAGCATCAGTAAGACCCTTCAAAGCCTGAGGGTTGGAAAGGGCAGGAAGAATTGCAGCAGCCTCACGACGACCACCAAGAAGATTAACAATGAAATCTTTAGATTCCTTGTTTAGACTATTAAACGCCTCTCCAATTCCAAAAAGAATTCCTCTAGTATCAGATTTATTAATAGCGGTAATAAATTCTGGAGTTCCAAGTTTATCATTAGTTATCGCAATATCCAAAAGAGCTTGACGACTCTGATAAATAGCAGGAATAATACGACCAAACTGCTCAGCAAGAGCAGCGCCACCACGACCAGAACGCTGCTGAGCAAGAGCGGCAAGGGCTGCGAACTCTTCAAGAGAGAAACCTGCTTCTGTAGCAACAGGAGCAATATCGCCAATGAAAGAAATTGTCTCCTTAGCAAGTACACCAGACTTTTGCTCAAGAGCAATAGCAACGTCACCAATTTTTTTGAACGAAGCTTCGAAAGCAATAGATGCAGCAGTAAGACCATCGGTAATTTCTGCAAGAGGAAGACCTGTAGACTGAGCAATCTTTGCAGCAGATTCAATCTGGGCATTTACCAGATCAGTACCACCCATACCCTCAATAGGTCCAACGGTACTAAATGCTCCAATCAACTGAACTGTAAGAAGAGCAAGTTCATCTGCAGCAAGACCAGTCTCAAGCGAGATATCCATAATCTGCTTCTTGAACTGCTGGGTAACTACTGCGGCATCCTCACCAAAGGTTGCTTGGATCTGGCTTTCAATTTTTGCCAAGTTGAACTGAAGCTGCTCAGCTTCTTTGATTGAATCTTTGATTCCACCAAGAGCACCGTAAAGAAGCATTGAAGGAACGGCATAACGAACAGTTGAAAGCAAACCAGAGCCAAAGAAGCCGGCAGCGCCACCAAGACCACGAACCCTAGAAACAACATCTCCACGCTGACCGCCGCCGCGGCGACCCATTCCACCTGGGACTACCCCACCGCCACCGCCACCGCCACCAGTACCGCCAGTGCCACCAGTGCCGCCAGAAAGAAGAGTAAGCTTTCTACTCTCAAGAACCTGCAATTCAGTCTGCAAACGGCTAAGCTCTACCTGTGCCTGTGGATCAACAGAAGTATCAATCTTAATAACTTCTGCATTAATAGCCTTAACACGCGATTCAAGATCGGCAATTTGCTTAGCTCTAAGTGCAGGATCTTTTTCCTTACCAATCTTACCAAGAAGAGTCTGCTCAGCAACAATCTGAGATCTATAATTCTTTAGCTTTGAAGAAGCTTTAACAGCATTTGGATTACTAAGTTCAAAGTTTAACTGCTTTTGAGCTCTAGTAACTTTTTGTATAGCAAGATTGAGGGCATCATATTCAACTTTTTGCTGCTTGGTTAAATTATTGTAACCACCAGCACCCTTAATAAGATTGTCTCTCTCTTTCTTAAGAGATCTCAGACTTTTTTCTGACTGACCCAGCGCCTGCCCACTTATAGTTGGATCGCTAATAGAAAGAGAAGCAGCATCTTTAACATTAGAACCAATAAGTTTAGCTCTCTTAGTCAAATCTTTAATATCTTTAGAAGTATTATCTTTTGGAGTATCTAAAGCAGTAGAAAGATTCTGTGGAGCATTTTTACCAATCTTTTGTAGATCAGCAATCTTCTTTTCAAGAACAGCAGCTTCTTTACTAAGATTCTGAAGGACGGCAGTAGCAGAAGCATCATTAATCGTAATGGTTACATCATCTTTAATATCAGTTTGTAACTCATCAAGCTGCTTTTTAATATTCTTAAGAGCATTTAAAGCATCCTTAGGATCAAGCTTTACAGCAGCCTGAACACCCTTCTGAACCTGAGCCAACTGTCGCTTACGTTCGGCAGCAATAGCAGCCTCATCACCTGGAACCAAAACACCAGCAACAGCACCCCTAGCGGCAGTAAGACGTTCTTTCCTAGTAGAAACACGCGAAGGGTCAACGCCCTTTAATGCTGCCGCCTCAAGAGCAGCACGCCTTCTAGCAGCACGAGTCTGAGCAGCAACAACATCTGCCTCAGCAAGACGAGGGCCATAAAGAGCCTGAGCAGCAGCACCGGTAGCAGCCTGTCCTTCTGTCTTAAGAACTTGGCCCTCTGCGGCGCCAGCGACAAATGAAGGATTAGCATTCTGCAGCGCAGCAACCTGATTAGCAAGTCTCTGATTATATAAAGCAGCCTGAGCTCTTGCTTCAGCAATCTCTTGAACTAGTCCAAGATTTTCTCTTTCAAAACCAGCAGCAGCTTGAATAAGAGCATCAACATACTGTCTATATGCCTCTGCAATACCAGAACTTTCAACAAGATCACTGGGATCTCCAGACTGAACGTTCCCTCCAATATCTTGCATATCAGCAGCTCTTTGAGCAGCAGCTTGAGCTGCAGCCTCATATGCGCTTACATTTTCTTCATCACCAAATGGATCATTGCCAGCAGCACCGCCACGGCCACCGCCACCGCCCCCGCCAGTACCACCAATTCCGCCAGAAAGTTTTTTGGCTGTACTACCCTTGCTAGTTAATGAAGAAACAAGTCCACGTTCTGCTTTAGCAAACTCTGCATAAATACCTTTAAGTAGCTGAGTCTGCCTATCAAGAGCCTTAGACTTATCATTTAAAGCTTTAACAAGATTTTTTTCTGCACTAGAAATATTTGTTGCAGTAGAACCAGTGGCTTTAGCACCAGTAGCTTTAGCGCCGGTAGTTTTAGCTCCGGTAGGGCCAGTAGTTTTTGGACCAGTAGCGGCAGGACCAGTAGCTTTAGGTCCAGTAGCAGCAGCACCAGTAGTTTTAGCTCCGGTAGCAGCAGGACCAGTGGGACCAGTAGCTTTAGGTCCAGTAGCAGCAGGTGTCTGACCTTCAGCACCAGTAATTTGTGCAACAGTTTCACGAAGAGCAGCCGCAAGGCTATCAAGCTCTTCGTTTAACTCATCAACACTTAAACCGCTTAACTCTTTTAATATTTCAGAAGTTACATCGCCAGCCATAGTAGCTGGAGATCCCTTGCCAAGCGGTATACCTGTTCTTAGCGCTACTGATTCAGCAATTGTCTCATAAAGATCTTTAGTACCATACTGACTAGTTCCAGCAGCTAACTTTGATCTTTGTTTTGCAGCATCTTTATAAATAGGATTATCTCTTCCAAGATATTCCTGCAAAGTTTGAGCCTTAAGTCTACCCTTAGGTGTTAAACTGAACGGTCCTGTCTTTAAACCAGTAACCTTCATTGCTTCTGCATTTTGTCTCTGAATAAATTCTTTCAGAGACTTCATATCACTAAGACCTGGATTTAGTTTCTTTACATCAGCAAGAGAAAGTGTTCCAGATTTTGTTCCGCTAGCAGCAACTCTTAAAGCTTCAGCATTTCTTGAAAGACCAATTACAGACTTAGCCTCTCTCCCACCAGTAATCCCATCTCCAAATATACCTGCACCACGCTCTACAAGCTTTCCTCTAACACGCGATCCAATACTTGGATCAACAGATCCCGCCCTAAAATCACCGATATGACCAAGCTCATGGAGCATTACCTGCATAGCGTCAGTTGGATTAAGGTCTTTTCTTAGGGCAACACCCATATTTTTTGGACCAGCATAACCCGAAGCCTTACCAGGCTGGACATTATAGTCCAAAACTTTTCTTGAAGTCTTAGAAAATGTTTGGAGTTGTTCAGGCGCCAACGTTGGGAACTGCATCAAGGTCTTTTTCAAACCTCTATTAACTACTTTTGCAGTTCTAGGATCTTCAAATTCAGAAAGGAATTTAGGAGTTAAAAGCTTTTGAAACGTAGGCTCTAACTTTCTTCTAACCTTGCCTCTTTCAATTTGAGCCTGAAGTCGCTCATCTAAAGAAAGACCCTTAGCACGGGCAGTAGATCTAGTAACAGGTCTACCATATCTATCAAGTCTAGCGTTTTGCTTAGTTACACCACGATATGGCTCGGTATACTGTTTACCACCACCAATTTCAGCCTCTGCACTAACTAAATCTTCTGGGACAAAATCTTCAGTAGATCTCTTTGCCCTTGTTTTTCTTCTTGTAGTAGAAGGTGCAATATCTCTTGCAGCAGAAGCTCTACGCTCAGCAGCAGAAGGGGCGCGTGGAGTAGGTGCAGCCGTAGCCTCAGCCTGACGAACAAGAGTCTTGGCTGGAACAGTTTTAGCCTGCGCGGCCTTAGAACCAACTACAGCCTGAACTTCGCGATTATAAAGATCGCGAACAGCAGTACCAATTCTAGTCGGTTTAATCTTGCTTAACTGCCTATCAAAGTCAGCAAAAAAAGTATCAAAAGATTTAGTAAATTTTCTAACTACAGCAGTCTGCTGAGACTTAGGAAGAAGCTCAAATCCCTTAAAAGAAGACTTGAAAGAATCAACAGAAGCAGCTCTAATCTTGCTCAAAGAGGGAGTGTCAAGACCAAGTGCTTTAGCCTGCTGCATCTGCACCTGAGCATTAGCGGCAGCGATCCTGGCAGAACCAGTAGCAGCAGCGCTACGGTCAGCAGTATTAACTCTACTTAAATTTTGCTGAACAGGTGGAGCAGAGGCAACCTGCTTAGAAGAACCAGAGGCGACACGCTTTGACTCAGCATCAAGCCTTCTGATGCTTTTCATAACCTCGCTATCATCCACACCAAGCTTGATATTAAAGTTAAAATCAGCCATCCTGCCACCTAAAAGCCCTAGTAATCTACTATATCAATAACGACTAACTACTCCTTAAATCTAGCCGCATAAATATTCTCATCCCAAATAGGCTCAGAACTATCATCTGAGATAGACTGGTCATCGCCTCCATATTTCTTTCTACGTTCAGCATCAACCTTGAGGAAATGCTCTTCCAATTCCCAATCAAGATTCCACATCCAACGTGGAGGCATTTCATCGCTAGGAAGATTTTCCTGCCAAGCAAGAATTCTGATCGCATGATCAAGAGCAGCATGAAAATCGTGAGGAACTTCCTGAACAGACTTTACACCTTCAGGGTATAAAGAAACGTCAGAAATAGATTTAGAAGAAGAAACTATCCTTAAAAAATAAGGGTCAGCTGCTAGTCTTTTCCCTCAACGCCCTCAACAGTCATCTCGCGATAAACAGAAATAATCTCAGCCAAAATACGAGTATCAAGACACTTGACCTCATCAATTGACTCAAAATAGCGCTCATCATGATTCTCTGGAAGACGAGTGGCATAAAAAGCCTGATAGAAAGAAAACTCGTTCATCCAAGCGAAATCAGCTTCCATTTCAATAATCTTATTAATAACCTTAGTCTTAAGTTCATCTGTTTCAATAAGATCAAATTCTGAATAAACATCTTGCTTATCAACATCAAGAGCCTTATCTACCTCATCAGTATAACGCTTAAGCTCCTCATAAATACGATTAGCCTCAGCATCATCATCAGTGGTAATCCAAGTATCTCTTACACCATCATTCCAAGCCTGCTGAAGAGAGTTTAGATAATCGTCCTTAGCCCACTCATCATCTGCGGCAATGCGCTGCTCAGCAGAAAGACGAAGTTCGTCAATACGGCTAGAAGCAAGGAAATCAATAAACTCTTCACGAGTATCAAGACCCATATCACCCAACTGATCCTCGTAAAGAACTTTCTCCTCTTCTGGAGCATGCTTCATTGAAAGCACTGCGGCTCTGGCCTTAGTACCAAAATCTGCTGCATCACGCTGCTCAATTGGGGAAATCTTCTGAAGATATACCTCAATCGGATCGCCATCACTATCATCATTAAGCTCAAGAGCCTTGCCGACCATATAGAGATCGCCAAGCCTACGACGCTTAGGGGCAACGACATTATCAGTCTTCTTATCGGACATGATACTCCTTAAATCCAAGAATTTGCACCAGTATAGATGCACCTAAAAACCTGTTAACATAACGGAAAAGAGGGCGGTATTTAAACCGCCCCCCAATCCAAGAAAGTGTTTACTATCAGGCAGTACGAGCGCCGTTGTAAACGTACATAAGACCAGCATCTGAAGTGAATGACAGGGTGGTCTCAAGCTTCTGCTGGATCTGACCGGAGTAACCGGGGACCTGGAAACGAGCATCTGGTACGTAAATGGTCTTTACGCGGCTGCCGGTATCTGGGTGGTTGATACGAATCTCCAGAGGAACAGGAACAGCAGACTTAGGACCAACAACATTGGTTGAAGTAACACCAGTGATCTGAGCAAGCTTGTCCCACATATCTGCAGGATCGAATGGACGAACACCAATCGAACCAGAAACCTCAGGAACATCATAGTCAGTAGCAACATAGTGCTCGTTACCGAACTCCTGATCGTTGTCAAGAGTTACTGCCCATGAAACCTCAGCAGACTGAACTGAGTTGAAGCGGGTGAATACTGGAGTAGCACCAGTGGTACCGATGTAAACATCAATATCCTTGGGGCGTACAGCAGCAGGCTTCACTGAAGCATTCTGGTGAACAGCGTTACCGTTAGGATTATTGCCAGACTGGGTGTATGAGCCAGTGGTGGTTGAGCTGTAGACGATACGAATTGTCTTGGTTGAACCGTCAAGAGCAGCAACACGGGCTGAACCAGTAGCAGTAAGGGTTACAGCGCTTGAAGTATTGGTGTAGTCATCACCGAAGAACAGACGACGGTAATCGCCAGTATCGGAAACAGCAACAATACAAAGAGCATAAAGATCGTCAGTACCCTCTTCGTAAAGAATGGCGGTATTGTCGAAGCTGTATGGGCCAACACCAGAGTAGGTCTCTTCCTGATAGTAAGGCTGACCTGGGGTGTAGTAGATTGAATCGCCACGAAGGGTGAATGACTGCGTAGCATTCTGGCCAATACCGTAACGGTAGGTTGCATTCTCAAGGGTAAGGTAAGGAATTGCTACACCCTTGACAATATTATACTGGTTACGGCGTGACTTGAATGGTGAGATTACGTCGATTGGAACGTGATTCTGGAAATCGATCTCGTTGCTACCAACAACGCCAGAAAGCTGATTGCCAGCAGCAGCGGAACCGGGATTAGCGGCGCCAGCCTTGCCAAGCAGTAGAGCCTCAAACTCGCTGAAAACATCGAACGACTCAAGATCGAATGAAAGATCGGGAATATCACGAACGGTAGCGACTGTCTGCCAGTTACCAAGCTCGTAAATCTTCTCCTCGGGGATGTTAAGGCTGCCGGGTCCACCAGTCTGGATACGGTCAACCACAAATCCGTTTACATCAGTTAAAATAGCACCGGCCTTAATAGCCATGATAAACCTCCAATTAAAAGTTAACTGTATCCAAACCTAGAAACTTATCTAAGGTTCCTGCATAAAAAAAGATGCACAAAGTCCTGTGAATTCTTAACACTGTAACGGAAATTATTCAAACAATTAAAATTAACGTCTTCTTGTTGAACCTCTAGTTGCAGGAGGCTTAGGCTTTACGGTTGTTTTTCTTGTACCATTCCCAGCTTTTTTAGAATTCTTCTGAGAATCTGCAACATATTTGTTAAGAACAGCTGTAAGCTTAACACCATATTCTTTATTCATCTTAGCAATACCCTTATCCAAGAATCTCCAGCCAAGAATACCCTTAGATTTCTTTGGCTTGAAAGATCTCTGTCCAAGGCCCCTAGTTTTAAAAGGATATACATAAATATATGGACCTCTTGGAGTTTGAACAATAGCCCTTGCAGATGGTGTTCTATCATATGGCTTACCAGATCCAACACCAACAGCGCCCCTACCCTTGCGTTTTGAACCCTTCTTTTTAGCAATCAAAGGGCTAGAAGGAACAACGAAACCAGATCGTGCACCAAACCTACTAAGATTTGGAGAGTCAGCAAGATTTCTCCTAAAAATCTTAACCTTCTCTGTTTCAGCTTTTTTTGAACCACGAGGAGATGCGCCAAAGTTTAGCCTAGCCCACTGTTTAGCATATTTATCAAGCTCAATAAAATTAAAACCAATACCCCTTGCAGAAGTAACAATAAGCCTATCGCTATTAAGACCCTTCTCCATCTGACCAGCAGAGTATCTTTTCAACTTGCCAGTATCAGCTTGACGATAAGGCTTTCTACCACGCTTCTTGCCAGCCTTATAAGCCCTAAGCATTTCTTTTCGAGCAACCTCTCCAAGTTCCTCATGCATTACAGCAAGCTGGTTTCTAAAAGCAGAACTTCTTAAAGAAGTAGAAAAACTAGCTTTAACCCACTTAGCAAGCTGCGTGTTAGCCTCACTTGCAGCCTGATTAACAGCATCCTTAACTTCGATCTTAGCCATTACAGCAATAAGATCATTCTTACTTGTATTTGCTGTTGGACCTGGCTGAAAAATAAAGTTGCCACTCAACTTAGCCATAATTAATCCTTATTCAATATACTATATATATCGTCCAAACGATTCATAAATTCTTCATTCCAAACAACTTCATCTGGCTGAATCAAATCAAAAGCCATGTCGCAAAGATCATTAATGTCATCAAGAAACTTTTTTCTTAGTTTAGAAGAAACATCTTGAGGAAGAAAAGCATCGCACTCTCTTTCTTTAAATGACAAAAAAGAAGCAATAACCCTATCTCTACGCTTAGCTAGCAAACTATTATTATCCATATTGTCCACCCAAAGACCATGCCTCTGCCTCAGCAATCAAATGCTGCGGCTCTTGATGTATAACATTAGCAGCATCTTGCAGCGGAATAACATTAAGAACAACTAAAAGAGTTGCTAAAGCACCAGTTGAATCTAATGGTGGATATGGATTAACAATAGTTTCTCTAGAAATTTCAATACCATTACTATAATTAATAACAACTACAGATCCATCAGAATTTTCTATAGTTTGTTCTATAAGAACACCATCTAAAGTAGTAATTTCAGTTAAAATCATGGGGTACTCACTCTCATCCAAACATGAAATACGTTCCCTGTAATAGTACGACCTAAAGAAACTGTGGGATTATCAGCAAATGCTCCAGAAATTGAAGAACTTGTAAAAAATGTAAACATATTATTACTTGCAGCAGGAGTAGTTTCTCCAGCAATTTGTGCGGCAACAGAGCAAGCAGCAAATGTTGGATTAGCTCCAGCAGTATCAATATTTTGAGTAGAAATAGCTGCCCAATACCAACCGGGTGAAAGAGTTACTTCTGCAAATGTTTTAGTTAAAACACCAGTAGCATTTATAGAAGCTGTACCAGCATCTATTTTTACAGTTCCGGGTCTACCTGAATTATCATTATAAATACCAATGCGTACAACTGCTGAAGCTCCTGCATTTAAAGCAGTGCAATAAACAGAAAGTGCTGTAGTACCAACCTGTTTGCCAATATAGAATGGAACATATCTAACAGCATTATTAGAGTTTGCAGCACTTGATCCAGTAGACTGTGTAGTATATCCATTTCCATGCTGATGAGATAACAGCATATAGTCATTAGTAGCTAATGGAAGTTCGTTAACGCCTGGACCAGTTGCGCCAGTGCTTCCCGTAGAACCAGCGGGACCAGTCGCACCTGTGGCTCCTACAGCGCCATTGGTTCCATTGGTTCCTGCTGGACCAGCAGGCCCGGTAGCGCCAGTAGCACCAGCACCAGTAGCCCCTTGAGGACCAGTAGCGCCAGCAGGTCCAGTGGGTCCAGAAGGGCCAAGTTGGGTATACATGACTTGCGTAGCAGTTAAAATAACGCTTGGAATAGCTGGAGAAGGAGCTGATGCTGCTGAATACTCAAGAAACAAGTCAGTATGTGTTGTATTCCAAAAAAGTTCAATATAGTCACTAGCGGTTAAATTTAAAACAAAATTTACAGTTCCAATATTATGCCCATCAATATTTCCATGATTTTCGTTAACACTCCACTTACTATCACTATCATTTATATTAGTTCCATTTTTCTTTAACCAAACATTAACATCTTTAATTTGATTATTAGAATTTGCAAACTGAATAGAGAAAGTAATGCTATAAACACCAGAATTAGAAAAAGTAATTTTACTATTATCTACAACAGAAACGCCATTATTGGATAAATCAGAATTGTTATAAGTAATTGGATATTCCGTGTTTGCGGAAACAGCGGTTTGATCTTGCGTAGACCAAAAAGAACCCCAATATCCTAAAGAGCCACCAGCACCCGCAGGACCAGTCGCACCCGTTGCGCCAGCACCAGTTGCGCCCTGTGGTCCAGTAGAACCCGTTGCACCCACAGGACCAGTCCAACCATCACTGCCGGGTAGCCCCTGCGGACCTGTAGCGCCCGTAACACCAGTCGGTCCAGTAAAGCCAATATCACCACTTGCAGACAAAAGAGTCCAAAATGTTCCCTCTACCGGAGTATCGCCAGTATTCCCACCATTAGCATTTATACGATACCAAGTTTGTCCACCATAAGTAGCAACATCACCAACCGCATACGATGCCCCTACGTTATAGGCACCAGTAAAATTCCAAAGAGCATTCGCACCTGTTGGACCAGTAGGACCTTCGGGACCAGTAGGACCGGTAGCACCTGTAGCGCCTGCCGAACCAGCAGATCCCGTAGCCCCAACAGCGCCAGTAAAACCCTGAACACCCTGAATTCCCTGTGGCCCCGTTGCTCCAGAAGCACCGACCAAACCTTCATTTCCTTGGATTCCCTGCGGACCAGTTGCGCCAGTAGAGCCCACACCACCAGTCAAACCAGTCGAACCAGTTGCACCAGTAAAACCTTGCGAGCCAACGGCGCCAGAAGCGCCTGTAGCGCCAGAATCACCAATAGGGCCAGTAGGCCCCTGTGGACCAGTAGAACCTGTTGCGCCAGCACCAGTTGCACCAGCGGGGCCAGTAGAACCAGTAGCACCCACACTACCAGTTGGACCAGCAGGCCCACTTGGACCAGTAGAACCCTGAACACCCTGTGGACCCTGAACGCCATCAACAACAATAGAAGGAACTGCCTCTTCTATCACTTCGATATAAGTGGCATCCTCAGAATCAACTATGATTATTGTTTCATCTTCCTCTTGAAAGGATGCCATTTTTACCTCGTTACTTCATCAGTTACTTTAAAAGATCCAAAGAACGGGCAGGAAACATCGCCATTCGAACCAGAGATAATTTCAATATCATACTTGTAAGAACCTGGATCGAACAAAGAAGAAGTATCAGAATCAGAAATAAATAGTTCAATATAATTATCGGCAATAACAATACCACTATTTTCAGTAGTTAATTCAATTATTGCGTCAGAATCAAAATCAACTTTGATTTGCATTCTTCCTGTATAAGTAGAAAGATCTAAAGGCTTTTTATCTTTGTCAAAAAGATACCACTTTTTTCTAAAAGTAGTTCCCTTCTTGCAAGAAAGAGGATACTTTATAGGAGTCATAATTACGACTCCCAAGCAGGCTTAGCAGTAAGAATATCTCCAACCCAATAAGTAGGTGTTGCACTAGAAGTTACAGAAATATAATACGTCTGCTTAGTAGCATCAGTAAAAGTCTCAACAATCTTATAAACAGAACCAGAAGGCTGAATAAGATCGTTCTCAACGACATCATTAAGAGACCACTCACCATCAGCATTAGCTGAAGTAGTCCTAGCGCCAGAAATAACGGTATCTGTAGAAGGAACTCTAGCAATGGGGGAAACATCAGTGTCCCAAGACAGGGTTACAGAAACCTGAGCAAAGCTCTGAGGTGACGAAGTTCCCGACCTGTTAATTTTATTCTCAATAGTAGCCATTATCCTACCTCGTCATCCATATAATTATCCATAATTTCAACGGCAATGGTCCACCAAAACTTATTGTATCTTAGATCCCAATCCCTATTTCTAGTAATTTCAGGATTTTCAAACTCGCAATAAAAAATTTGTGGCTGACTTGACTGAGTTAGGTCATAAACCCTAAGTCCACCATCAGCAATACCAGCATCTCTAAGAGCAGAAAACTTGCCCCTAATTATGTCATATACATCACCGGAAAGCTGAGTACCTATAGGATCATCCTGAGCAAAGATATCTACATAAGCAAAATGCTGTGTCTGCTCCAACATAGAACCCATCTCAAGTTCAGTAGAAAAAGAATCCTCTATAGAAACAGCAACAACATTTGGTTTAATTTCCTCAGAAGGATCATAAGGAGTTGACTTGACTGAAACAGGGAGATGTTTTCTATTCTCGCCAAACCAACCAAGTTCAGTAAGACCATCTTCGATCATCTTACGAAAACTATCCCTAACAAGTCTAGTTCTTATACCACCAACATAACTCATGACTCATCCACCGACATTAGATACATATTATAAACAGTAACTTCAAAAAGTCCAGTTGGTGGAGCAGTATAATCAATTACATAAGTATTGCCACCAAGCAAAACTTCATCAGCATCCTTAACCTGATCATAGTGAATATCAAGAATAGTCAATATAACTCTATTGTTATCAAACTCACCCATGGCAGTGCCATTGCCATCAGAACCAGAGAACTGAACGGAGACAGGAACCTGAACATCAGGTTTAGAAACTGTAGTAGCAGGCTCTCCAGTAAAGTCGTAAGGATTACCTTCAGGATCTGCTACATCATAAGTATAGTGTGTATTCCAGCGAAAAGTAGCCCTATCAGAAACATTCTCTGGAAGACCCATCTCCATAGCAGAAGTAATAGCAGACCTGAAAAGAGCAGCATCAAACCCAGCGCCAAAATTAGGATCGGTAACTTTAGCCATCAGCCGTTCCAATCAATAAGACTACCACGCAGGGATTCGTCACGGCTCCTAACAGCATCAATATAGAAAGAATCAGTAAATCCACCATCAGAAAGACGCTGAAGAATCGTCGCCCTCTGAGCCAAAAGAGAATCAAGCAAAGACTTAATAACCTGAGCAGACTGCTGAGTTTCATACTCAACATCGCCAGCCCTAGCCCTGAACAAAGTCTTCAACTGCATAATCTGATTCTGATAAATATTGATCGCAGCATACATAATAACGATCTGCTGAAGATCCCTACCAAAAGTAGCATCGCCAGAAGCCGGTGAAACAATCCCGTCCTCGTCACAAACAAAGCCAGAGATAATGCCATCGTTATAGGCACTCCAAAAAGCATTGCGAAGACGGGTTAACCACTCCGTATCAGACGCAGTAATAAACGGAGAAGTCGCACCAGGAACAGTCACAGCACCCTCAAGATCGCCAATGAGTTCACTTAAATCCACTGACGCCATGAGAACCTCCTGTTGACCTACACTTGATAAACGTCAACGTTATATGAAAATTTAGGTACTATGGCTTGATAACCTCAACCTCAGAGACCTCAGCAACATCGCCACGAACCTCAGCAAGACGGCTCTCCAAAGCCCTGAACTGAGCCATAGAAACATTCAGAGACTCATCGCTTGCAAGCTCATGCATACGCTCCAAAGCAATAACATTAGTAATGTCATCAAGTTTCTGAGAAAACGTCTTACCCTTAGTCTTAAGGATATCAAGCATATCAGTCTCAGTCAGATGATTAGGATTGCTAGCAATCTCCTCATAATCATCAGCACTATCAACAAGACGCATAGGAGCAAGACGACCATTACTAAAAATGTCCATATCTGCAGAAGCAGCACGATCCTGATTCAACTGACGCTCCTCAACAGAAATAGTCAACGACTGACCAGCCCTAATCGGAACAGAACGCAAAGCGCCCTTGTGATCATAGGTGAGAATAAAAACATCACCCTTGCCAATATTCGACCAAGTTTCCTTGTCCATAACTAACCTCCTAAATCCATAATATAATAAACCAAGTCACACTAAAAATAAAAACAAAAAGGAAAAAGGGGAGGGTTTTACCCCTCCCCCAAATCCGACTAGATCAGAAAGATCAAGCAGAGATGCTGGTATCCACGAATCGACGGACACGATCTGGGCGGTGAACAACACCACCAAAGTCCTTCTTGCCGATGTAGTGCCAGTACCAGTTATCATCCTCCATGTACTCCTTCGACTTCATGCCACCCCAGAAGGCGAACTTAGAAGCGTCAGTTGAGATGACGTACATCTCGTTACCGGGGATGAAGGGCTCCTCATTCTCATCAAGGTAATTGGTGAGAGAGATGATGCTGGCGCCACGGTATGTGCCAAGAAGGCCACGGCTAACCATTTCCTCGTTGGTAGCAGGCAGGAAGCCAGAACCATTGTAGGAAGCACCAAGAAGCTCATCCATGATCTGCTCAGTCATCGTAGGACGACCAACAATCACAACCTCACGGGTACGTGAGGCATCACGGACTGCAGTAAGAGCAGAGTTAAGAGCAGCAAGGCTCACGCTAGTACCCGAAACATAGTAGGGGCTAGATGAGGGGATTGCAGCCTGGAAGAGTGAGAAGACACGCTGGTTAACAGCAGCATCCATACGACGAACAGCAAGGTCCACAAGGGTAGCGGAGGTCTCAGCGAAGTTGGTCTCCATCTTCTCCTCAAACTCTGTTACGTGGAAACCAACCGTGTCACGGGTAATCTCCATTACGTCAGCGTTTAGAGTAGAAGCCTCAATGTGACCGCCACGGGCGACCCAGAAAGCCTTAAGACCACGAACTTCCTTTACGAAAGAACGGCCATCGAACGGGAGATTCTCAACCTCAGCCATAAGGCTAAGAAGATTCTCATGCTCGAAACCCTCATAAATGGTCTCAGTCATTTCCTGAGCACGCTCACGACGCCACTGTGGATCATCAAAGTTCTCACGAGCCTCTGCGTTCAACTGGGCGACCTTCTGACGAAGGGCATCTAGTTCTGGATTTGATTCCTTACCGAAAAGCTTAAAGCTAGACATTTTAACCCTCCTTTCAGAAGTTAATACGGGCCTCAACCTCACCGGTTGAAGCATTGACGGCGGTTACAACAAGCCAACCATTAGCGGCAGTGGCAGTCTCAGCCCAGTAACCGGCAGAATCATTGCCAGTGCCGGGGGTGAGGTAGTCACCAACAGCGACAGTTGGAGTGGCACCAAGGCCAGCAACCATCACGCGAGCGGTTGGGTAATTCTGACGGGTGAGGAATGAAGTAGCAGTGGTATTCTTGAATGCCACCTTTACGTCCTCGCCATTTACAACCTGCACGGGCTCACCAGCGGGAACCGTGTCGAAGTCAGAGTAGGTTGAGAGATATGGGTCCTGACCAATGTGCTGAATGTGCTCATAAACTAGAACACCGCCAGTACCTGGCTTGGGCTTGGCCTGAGCGCCAGTGGCAAGCTCTACACCAAGACGACCAGTAGCTGAATCGGCCTCACCGCTAAGTACCACAGGGGCACCAATGGGAAGGTCGGTTGAGCCATCTAGGTAGTATCGGCCAGCGCGATTGCCGCCCTTAGGAGTTACTCTAAAAGAAAAATTACGACCGTAAGACATTGCTAAACCCTCCTTTCAAAAATTTATAGGTAACGAACGTCAACACCACGGTTACGAGCGCCGAAAACATCAGCGGCAACAGAACCAGTTGTGGTGTGGTCATCATTGCGGACATTGGACATTGCAGTCTCGGGGATTACGTCAGCCTCAGCCTCACCATTCTCGTCCTCATCGGCGCGAGCGGTGGAAGCAACAGCCTTCCAATCCTCAATAACTGCCTCAAATGCGTCGTCCTCCATCGCTACCCAGCGATCAAGGTTGGCATCAATGTAATCATCTGCGAACGGAGCCGCAGTCTTTACTGCCTCGCGGCGAGCCTCACGACGGGCCTGAACCAGTGCAGCCTGCTCAATAGCAGCAGCCTCAGCATCTAGATAAGCAACAAGCTCATCATACTTTGCCTCAGCAGCAGCAACACGGATTTCAGCCTTATCAAGGTCTGCCTGTAGCTCGGCAATCTGACCATCCAATTCAGTACGAGCCTGAGAAGTACGAAGCTCCTCAATCTCTGACTGCAGCTCAGCGACCTTAGTCTCGGCAGCAGCCTGAAGAGGGGCGACAGCCTCGGTTACAGCAGCAGTAAACTCATCTTCGGTATAAGTCTTCATGTCACCCCCTCCAATGGAGTAATCATTATTGTTAATGGAAATATCCTCATTGCAGAAGGGACAATCCTCTGCAATGTGATCGGCGGTTTCCGGCTTCTCTTTTAAGAGTAGATCATGAAAATCTTTAAGAATCATAACTTTACCTTTCACGCCTGAAACAATAACGACTATGCGTAATTAAATTAAACTAAAATTAAAGAATTGTCCTAAAATTAAGGACGGTTTTTTCTGCGAGATGAAGTGCAGAAGGAGCATTGTCGTTATCTGAAGCAACTTCTTTTGCATTAGTTAGGCTAAGAATCTCAAACATTAGAGACTCCCACTTAGCTGGATCTAGGTGAGGAACACTACTAGCAACCTCATCATAAACTCGCTGTTTTTCCTCGTCAGACGCAACCTCATCAATAGAAGCGTTCTTCCAACCTGGACGATCAGGTGGAAGAATTAAACCACCTGCTAAGAAAGTCGGATTATTCAACTGACGATAAGAAGCACGGCTCTTAATGTGGTCACAATAATTTTCTGACATTGGGCCGGCATAATCAAAAGTTTGCCCACAGCCCATTGGGCCAGCACAAGTTACAGACTCAGAAACGCACTCCATTGACTGGTGAAGAGCGCCCATATCATAAGCCTTCTCAACCATTCCAAGCTCCTCTGGGAAGTAATACTTCCAGAAAACTGAGGCTGTTTCGATATAAGCATTCATCTCCTGATCTTTAGGATAGATCATTTCCGAACCAACATATGCACCAACGATATAGTTCTGCCTATGACCCATATTCATTGGTGAATAGTCAATGCTTGGCTTGGAAACACGAAGATCTTCAAGAGACCAATACTGACCATTGCTATTAGCATTGTCAGCCTCAACATACTTGCCAATAATATATCTAAACATTGGGTTTGTCTTTATGACACTTGAAGCCCAATGGGAAGCCATATCACGATCATGATTAATAAGTTCAGCCGATGATGTGAAATAAAATGAGTTTGAGTTCTCTGTTAAAATCGTCATAATTGTTGAACGTCCTTTAAAACTACAAATCAACTAGGCTTTACAACTGGGGTTGTAAACGATTCTGGATTAGTGCCACCAGTAGAACCACTACCATTTGGAGTGACAACACTACGTCCTTCTGGGTTTGCTGGGTTAACCGGATTTGGCGAAGAGAATGGAACATTAACTGGTGAGAAAATCTCATCCATAGTCTCTGCCTCACGCTGGCGCTTAATTGCCTCATCTTGTTCAAGAATGTCAAGTTCAGCAAGAATTGTTTCACGAGAAATATCGCCACGATCACGAAGCTGCTGCATGTAATTAGCAATATTTGGATCAAAGTCCAGAGCAATTCTTCTTGGATAGAAAGCCATCTTCGGCTCAGTCAAAAGCTGATCGTTCTTCATCCACATTGGGCGGAAAACGTTTCGCATGAACGAGTCACGAATATGGTCACGACGAGCCTCCATTGAAGAAGCAATAACCTTTAGAAGCTTCATTGAATCATCGGTTGCAGTACCAGCAGCATAGTTGCCAGTTGATAGAATCTGATACATTCTTGCAGTAATACGTGAATCAATACCATTGTATCGCTCTGGAGCAAGAGTTTTATCAGTCTTTGGAGTAATGATTTCAATATTCAGACGATGGTCACCAACAATAATTGGAACACGAGAAGTTGTCTGAACCTGAGCACTTAATTGCTCCAACTCTTGCGGTCGGGCAGGATGGTCTTTGTCGCCTTTCTTAATCAAGATAATAGCATTAGTGCTTCCGAGGATTGCTGAACGGTCCATCTCGCGAAGCTGCTGCTTGAGATCAAGAAGCTCGAACACCGACTCCATACGCACAGAAGCGAAACGCTGATAATGGGGGCGTGTTGATGTGATGCGCCAAACATTCTCTGGTCTTAGTAGATACATTCTGCTTTCTATCGCAGTCTGGCCAGTAAGCTCCATAAGATATCTAAGCTCATCTCTACCAGCATCCCTAATAGCGGGATTAGTTGAATTCCAAGGCTCATATTTTCTTTCAATCAACTGATTTACAATCAGATCAGAAGTATTATAACCAGCAAGAGTATCAAACTCCTGCGACTCTGACTTATCAGCAAGATAAACCAATCTTTCCTGATTGAACATGAAGTTTCCAACAGGAATAACCTTCATAGGATCAAGATAGGTAATACCCTGAGGAACAAGAAGATCTTTATACTCCTTCTTCCTTCCCTTACCCTTAACCTTATAAGATTTTCTAGTATAAAGAACTGCGGGATAGCACTGAGAAATAGTGAACAGCTCTCTCCATCCTTCACGAAGACGTTCTGGAAGATCGATCTCATCAACAATCTGATTCCAGATATTCTGCTCGTTCTCGTCATCACATTCCATAGCAATGCGCTTGAAAGCTAACTGCTCAGTAGTCTCAACTACGTTAGAAACAGCATCATCTCTTTCAACTGCCTGCTGAGCAATCTGGAACTTGTCAAAAATGCTAGAAGGATTCACATACCTATCACGATCAAAGATCGTCCTTCTACGAGAAGCGCCCTGAGAATTAACAGCCCAACGGCGAATAGCAGCAACCTCAGGATGGCTCATAATTTCACTCCTGATTTCAGGTGTCATAGATACACCATCTTCAGCAATAAAAGAAATACCAAACTCTGGATCAAACTCAATTTCTGAACCTTCAGGCATTTTTACCCCTTACTCATTTCCCACTCGGAAGTATTAATTGATGCTACTCTTGACCAAATTTTAAACTGAAAATCAGTCTCTTTCAGAAATGGAACAATCTCCTCAAACTTAAAATCATTTAAAAGACGATTCTTAGATGAACCTATCAGATTGTTCATATAAGTTGCTCTAGCTGAAAATCCAGAAAGTTTCTTAAGAATTCTTGAAGGATCATCCAAGTTTCCAAATTCACCCATTTCCCTCAAATAACCCAAAAGTTCCTCTCGCCAACCCTTAACTACCTCTTCTGAAGAGTTTTTTTCCATTTTCTACCTCCATTTACGTCATTCAACCCGTTGAAATCAATTGCAGACTTTACAGCATCAGCAAGTGTTGGTGATCGCAAAATAAAACATTCGAACGGATATACCAGTTCTATATAGAAAGTATTTTTTATAGAACTATTTACAACAATGAACCAGTCAGAAAAGCATTCATCGCATACCCAAAACTTTATAGAACCCTCTAATCCTCTAAGCTTTGGATAATCTGATCCGCACTGAATACAGGCGATGCTAGAGAAATAGCATTGGAGGTGGCTCCCACTGCCTGTCGTTGCTGTTGATGAAGTCTTCGATAACTTGCTGCTGGAACGCAAGAACTGCCATACGACACGCATCAAGTGTGTGAAAGTTTCCATTGCTAAAGATCCTTTTCCTACCATAAGAGTCCATAGCCGCCTTAGCAAAACTCCAAGTCTGCCCCTGAAACTCAGCAATAATAGACTTATCGTAAGGAAGTATAAGCGTCTGTTCATCTACCATACCCCTAAGAATATCGGTACTCCACTCAAGAACATTCCTATGAATTGCAGCCTCTTTATAACCATCTGGAGAATTCTCATCAATAGTAATTGAATCATCAAATTCTGCAATAATCTTTTCAGAAAAGTTATAGCCCTTGATTCTTGATGTTAGATTTTTAAGATTAGGATCTTCCCTAGTTGCTTTCTGAACATAATCAAACAAAGGCAAACCAGCTCCAGTTGAGTCCATTGCAAAAGCGACTGGCCTATAGAGATCAAGAAGATGAAGAATCGCAGCAGCCTGATCTGGAGCAGCAACCTTCTTTAGAAGAATTCTTGCAAGAAGTTTAAGACAAGTCTTACCTTTTCTAGTTTTGTTATCTTCAGCAAAGATTACAATAGAACTAGGAGCAATAGTCCAACCAAGGTCCATGCCAATCCAAAAACGCTTATAAGATCTATGATTTCCTGGAAGATCTAGAAGAGGAATAATTGAACCATACTCACGTACAGCAGCCTCATCAATCTCTAAAGATGTGTATTCAAATTCGTTATAATTGCTTCCAACATCAACATCAGTAGCAGCCATAAGACGGTAAAGTACAAAGATTGGTGAGTTCTGGTCACCGGGCAAACCAAGAATATTACGTCGATAATCAACAGAATCTACGTGACCACCATACTCTTGAATCTTTTGCTCACGCTCTTCTGTAGTCCAGTTTGGGCGAAACATTGCCGGTAAAGCATGAACTTTCCAACCACTATCTGGCTGACAACGCTCATCGAAACCACCACCAACACCACGGGTTACCCCATGAGCACGCCAACGAGCACGGGGATTCTGGATCTTTACAGTCTCAATAATTTCTGCCCAAGCCTGTTCAGGGAAATCCGAAGCCTCGTCCTGTTCAAGCCAAAGAGGGTGAGTACCCTTCAAACCCTTACCATCACGCTGAGGAATACGGCCAATAATTCGACCTCCGTTGACAAAGTTAATCATGAAAGGTCTGTGCTTAATGCCACCACGACCCTTAGCAATCATCTCTCTTGCAAGCCTATTGTTAGTATATAGAGATTCAATGTTGTCGGTAACAGCATCAAGATGGATACCCTCTGGCGCTGTGATGACCATTTCTTCACCAGGGCAAACAAATGGGAAAGCGTAGGCCCTGAACTTGATTGACAACGATTTGCCAACTGAACGACTGCCTCTGTCAATCTGCTTCTGATCTTTACATCTCCACCAGAACCACTGCACAGGCCAAGCCCTAAAAACGCTGTCATCCTGCGTTTCGTCAAGAAAAGAAAATTCTGCTAGATCAAGGCCAGACTCATCTTGAAGTATAGAAAATAGGTAGCATTCCTCTTCTGAGAGATTCTCATAAACACTCATCTAGCCACCAATCATTTTTTTATACCAAGAGGTTGCAGTCTCTGGATTCTTAATCAAAAGTGAATTAAAAGCATTTAAAACTATATAAATTCTATACTCAAGAAAATAAGATGGATGCTTGTTAAATGCAACAGCAATTTTTTCAATTACCTCTATAGAAGGAGAATCTTGTCCAGTTAAAAGTCTCTGTATATGAGACTTGCTTAAACCAGTCTTCACATTCAAAGAACGAACAGATCTTCCACCAGCCAAAACTTTAAAAGCCTTATCAAACTCTGCTGAAGAGTAGTCCCTGTCAAGTATCTTATTAAGTCTTTCTAAGCCATCTGTCTTAGTGAGACTCGGTCTCTTCCCAGGGGTAGAAACTTTTCGCTCAGACTTCAGAACATCGCCAAGCATCTTGATGAATACATCGTCATGTTCTATTGCATCAGACCAATCGACGCCATCAATGCTTGGATACATTGACTTAATTTTTTCGTATCTCTTGTCCCAAGAAGTTTTCTTTGACATTATAGATCACGAATCCAAGTTGCTTGATTTTTTCTAAGTGCCTTATCAATTTCTTCAAACTCTTCAAATCTGCCCTTAAACCAATCAACTAGATTTTGCAGATTTGCACCAAACTCTTTTCTTTCAGAATCAGAAGAATTCTCATAAAGAGTTATCAGTGCTCTTGCTTCCATTAGCAATTCGATTGCTTTTGCAGCTTGCTCATTCCTTGAAATACCAAACTCTTTTGCCCTGATTCCAAGCATCTGAATATATTCAGCTATAGAATCGCCCTTATCCTTATCACGAGTTGACTTATCGATACCAAGATCCTTTTTAATTCCTCGGATCTCTCTTGAATATGTCTCAATAGACTTCTGAACTTCAGTTGGATTAATCTTACGACCATAATAGTCTTCTTCTGCAAGAATCCATATACCCCAACGATAACACATAAGTTCCATAACAAGAATTCTGTCAAGCTCCAAAATATCTGAAACGTTTTTAAACTTGTTATCAGTCAAGTACCTCTTATGAACTTGATCATAGTAATCAGCTTCAGACTGATTCATTACTTTGATCGTAGCCCCAGATGGAGTAGTAACATCTACGCCAAGAACTAGACCCTCGTCATCATCATCAATTATCTGGCTAATATCGAAATCGTCAGTCATGATACCTATCATTTACGAACTAAATGTCCCAGTATTTAGGGACACTAAATCATATCATTCATGACCTGATCATAAACCCATGAATAAGTCTTCTCAAGGCCGGCCTTCAATGACTCACTCGGCTTCCACCCTAAAACCTCTTCAATCAAAGTGTTATCACTATTTCTACCTCGAACACCTTGAGGAGCTTCCAAATTGTAGACCCTCTGAAGATTGACGCCACCAATCTCCTCAACAATCGAAACAAGCTGATTAATTGAAACAAGTTCGCTGCTTCCAAGATTTAAAGGATCGTGATAAGAGCGGCTCATCATTCTTGATATACCATCAAGACATTCATCAACATAAAGGAAAGATCTGGTCTGATTGCCATCTCCCCAAATTTCAATAATTTTATCACCAGTAATTGCAGCAACTGCAACCTTTCGACAAATTGCTGCTGGAGCCTTTTCTCTCCCACCCTTGTAAGTGCCATATGGACCAAAGATATTATGGAATCTAGCAATAACTGTTTCTAGGCCAGTCTCTAACCTATAAAACATAGCTATCTCTTCACCAAACAACTTCTCCATCCCATAGCCAGGCTCTGGATCTGCTGGCCAAGCATCTGTTTCTTTGAGAGAAACTTGCTCAATTTGCTGAATCTTGTCATTGTAAACACACGCAGATGAAGCATAGAAAAACTGCGAAACCTCGTTCAGTTCTGATGCTCTCAGCATATTGATGGTCACAAGAGCTGACTGCATACAGTCAACCCTATGAGTTGCAATGAAACCCATACCACCCATATCTGCTGCTAGATTATAGACAACATCTGCACCAATCGTCTTATCGCAACAATTATCAAAATCTCTAAGATCGCAATCAGGTCTATTCTTAGCGTTACGATGAACCTGATACCACTCTTCAAGTGGCTTAATATCTACAGCGGTAACAGAATTACCTTTTGCCAAAAGTTTTTTAACAAGATGACCACCGATGAAACCACCAGCACCAGCAACAACTACATTATTCATGATTTACTCGCAATAAAAAGATCCATAGAACGATTAAGTTCAATATCAAAATTATATAATCTTGACAAATTGTGAATATCTGCCATAGACGGATATCCCTCTTCTGAGCCAAACAGTCTTAAATCATCAACGATGACAATATGTGACTGATAAGACTTAAAAATAGTTATCAGTTCTCTTACTATAGGGGTTTCGGAAGGAGGCATAAGACCATCAGATCGATTCACATTATGTGCATCAAGAAACCATACAGCAGGCTCATGGATATGAAACTCAAATAAATCAATCCAATCACTAGAATCACCATGAATTAATTTAATATTATTAGTGTTCCAAAATCTTTCAATACAAGAACGATAAAGATCTTCCATAAATTCAATAGAAATTACCTGCTTAAAATTTTGAGAAGCCCAAAAAGTTGTCTCACCAACAGCAGTCCCAGTCTCAACAAAAACATCTCTACCATCTTTGACAGATAATACTATATCATAAAATTCTTCTGGATTATTCATAGCGGATCTTTCGCTTTCAAAGTTTTCAAAATGTAAGAATGAGTTCTATCAATCTCTGGAGATTGCTTTCTCCAATCTGAAACAGGGTTGACTGTGTTATATACATATAAAGGAATATCTATATATTTGTATCTTCCACCAGCAAGTTCAAGACAAGGAATCATTACAGCAGTATCACCAGCACACTTAAACCAAGAACCATCTGGCCAAGTAAAATCAGACTCATCTAAATTTTTGAAAAGCAAATACTTAACTGTTCTAAGATGATTAAAAAGAATCCCATGTTTATAAGCAGACTTTCTATAGGAGTTCGCCAAAACAACTTCTCTTGGATAAGGAGCTGGTTGAGGGCAGGTTTTTGAATATGGCTCTGTTACATAATTTCCATAAGTCATCAAGTAATTACCAGAACTATAAACCGCTTCCAGCCTTTTTAGAACATTTCTATTTATAAGCCAATCGTCACCATCAACCCAAACAATAACATCATCATCTTCGGGCTCTAGCTTTGAGATTGCTTCTACTTGAGAATATAAAGCCCCTTTATTATTTTTATGAAGGATGCTTAACCAGCCATGCTCTTCACAAAAAGACCTTATAAAAGGCCACTGGTTTCTATCAGTAGAAGCATCATCAACAACACATACATTATAATTCGTATATGACTGATCAGCGATAGAAGCCAGCGTCTTAGGAAGCCAATCCATAGAATTATAACTTGCTACAACTATCTGAAACTTCATTAGTCAATTCTCTTTTTTCCATGAAAAATTCCGCCATAAATATGATTAGGATATTTATGTGGAATAATTGTAACTTCAAAAAAGGCTCCAAGATATCTAACCCAATCACCCCATCTTGGATCTGGACCATGAAACTCTCCAGTAATTCTTTCAACTTTCATCAAAGACTCTGGAGAAGCATTCAAAATAATATCTACCTCAGCGCCTTCAACATCAATCTTTAGAATATCGATAACTGAAAAAGATTCCGTAAGTTCATCAAAAGAAATTGACTCTACAGCAATAGAGTTTTCCCCTGACTGCACAGCAGTTCCACCGCAATCAGCAACGATACTCACTCCATTAGAGTCAGACCAAACTGCCTTATTTATCAAGTTGATATTAGAAATATGTCCACAGTTTTTTTCTAAGACAGAAAAGTTGTCTGGCTCAGGCTCAACAGAAGTAACAGAACAGTTAGGAAACTTTCTAACAATTCTCGAAGAGAACGCACCAATATTTGCACCAATATCTAAAACAATAGAAACATCATTCATAGTTTCAATTTCATAAACATCATGCAAAAAGATTTCATTTAAAACAAATTCATCTGAAGTTTCTGGCCTATAATAAAGATCGCTTCTCTCATCAAGTTCTAACATAAAAAGCATCTCCCCATCCAAACGGAGTCATTTCTGTAAGAACACGATCAAAATCTTTTAAGAAGTCATCCAGATCAGAAATCAAACAACAACCCTCATAGAGTTCATTCTCATTAACTTCTGTGTAAATGTAATCAACATTATCAAGCAAAGAACCCATACCCTTTAGTGCAAGAAGTTCTGCCCCCTGAATATCTAGGTTCAGAAAGTTGAACTCTTTTTCGATTCCAAGGTTTTCAATCTTATACATAGTTACAGTTCTAGAAGAAACATATTCAACTTCTGGGTGAACCTCAGCGTGAGTTCCCAATTCAAGAATAGAACTTGACTGTCCATTATTGGCTTCGTGGAATGTAACCTCTTTACCAGTCTCGTCCCCGACGACAGCACAAATAACAGTATGAGAAGTTGGTACGATTTTTCTGATCTTGTCAGCCCTTCTTGGATCTGCCTCAACCCAAACCACATCACTGACCTTATTGTGCTGGTAAATATCTACTTCTTCAGCAAGGTGACCTCCAACATGGAGAACGCCAGTGACTGGAGTATCAAAGAATCTTGACAAATCCTGCCAATCAATCAACATTTTTTTCAGTCCAATCTGAAGGAATCATCCTTCTCCAAGGGATATGCCTAACTGCAGGATCTGTGCCAAACCAGCGGGATGGGTAGAAACCTTTTTTGCTTTCAGAAAGAAATGCTCCCCACCAAGAAAAAGTTGAGTTAGCAATTATGTGCTGCTTACACATAGCCATGCTGAATAGATCAAGATAGTCAGAGGGTTCGCCCAATCTATCCGCAACCTCAACTGGTCTTGGAGTTCCTTTAAAGAAAATAACTTTACCAGAATCAACTAGATTCGAAGTAAACTCATCTGTCTTATAATTAAATATTACTTGCTTTATTGAATCAGAAAAAACATAAAATACTGTTTCTGGATCGGACGAAAGAGCATCCTGCATTGCAGATGAATAATATTGCATTGTTGGAATTGGAAAATGGTTTGGATGATTTAGATAATCTCCAAGACGATGATGAATAGAACAACCGTGAGACTTCATTGACTCAGCGTTGTCTCCAACATATTCAAGCGTATCATTGAGTGCCCTATCCGAAGGTTGGAAAATTGACCAGATGTAAGAATTAATCTGCTGCCAATAGTGTAGTTCTTGGTAATACTCAAATCCACCATCAATAGAATCATCTGAAGCAGTTGCAAAAAGAGAATCTGGAACTGAGAAGAACGGTCGATATTCCCAACTTGGAACAACAACACCATTACCACCGTTGCGATCAGCCTCTCCCAATGTCCAAGCAATCTGCCACAACTGATTACCAAGTCTTCCAGCTAAACCAAGATTTTTGAAACTAAATTCTCTCATCAGACCAACCATATCTTAATGCATAATCTTTATTAAAAAGATTCCTATTTCTTATCTCATCTGCAGTATTAAAATCTGAATCACCTCTGGGATGCCATAAGTGGCATACGTGCGATCCACATCTCAAATGCTTACCAATTGTATTATCTAGTTTTAATCTGAAGGCTACGTCTTCCCAGCCCCAACCCCTAAATCTTTCATCATAAAAACCAGCATCATTATACATATCTCTAGTTAATACTAACGCACCAGCCCAAGAAAGTATTTTAAAATCAAACTCTAAATTGTCTTCATCTTCACAAATTGACAAATCTTTTGATATAAATATTTTCTCAGTAAAGTCTTTTGTTAAATTATAATAATTCTGGTATGGTATTACCCAAGTGTTTTTATCTTTTACAAGCTGTATAGCATCGAGAATTGCGTCCATGCTCACCCAAGTATCAGCATCAAGAATAACAAGAAACTCTCCTTTGGCCTGAAGGAAGGCGTTGTTGCGGGCTCTTGATCTGTTCATGGACTGCTCATAGTCGTAACCAACGACTAACTCGCAATCATTAGATGATTTAACATAATCTTTGATTAGGTTAAAAGACTGCAGTCGATATTTATCTTTTGTGTCATTCCATGGAATTATAAAAGAAATCATGTTTTAATCCAAATAAACGTTTTTTATAGTTCTTGAAAAAGGCTTATATTCTGAAACTATCTGTGAATATACCTTTGAATGTAAAGAATGATCTGTATTTCTACTACCTTCACGAACACCAATGCAATAAATAGCTTTTTCAACTACTTTAATATTTGAATTAGCATTACATATAAGATTAAGAAAAAGTTCCCAATCTTCTAAAATTGGATACTCTTTGAAACCACCGACTTTTATAAAGTCATATCTAGAAACCATCGATCCAATAACACAACTATTAGAAGTGAAAATGTCTCTGTTCGGAATAACAGATGGAGCTGGATCAGCTTCTCCAGATTCGTAGAAACCCATAGTCATTGGCTTAAAAATTATTGGACCATGAGAAACGTCTAATGCGTTATGCATTGCAATCAAATAATCTTCATGCAAAAAATCATCAGCATCTAAGAAAACAATAAAGTCAGCATTAGACATTTTTGCTCCACGATTCCTTGCCTTAGCTAAAGAATCTGAGTGGACAGAAATGACATTATTAAGACCTTCAAGAGTTGACATCGAATGACAAAGATCTGAGTTCTTGTCCTCCCAGTCTTTCGAACCAAATGTTCCAACAACAATATCAATCAACATTTAAACCAACAACATTCGGATACTTTTCATACTTGCCATCAGAAAGTATGGATTTTATATGTGAAATGCTATGACCAGGTCTAGAAATATATCTGTTATATTTCTCTAAACGATCAGACTCTTTAGCATACCCAAAATGCAACATCTTAATATCATACTGATTTGCTGGATTGCCCCTAGCATAAAGAGGCTCAGAACCGCAGCCCATAGAAGCAGCCGGCCAAGAAGCGTTTCCCTGGAACCTAAAAAATCTAGGAGAACAGATGCTATCCCAATAAGGATCTACCCTTACTGATAGCGAGTCGCCATCGACACCAAAAACCTCAAGAAAATGAATCTTCACAGAATCACTACCCAGTTCAGTGCACTTAAGAAGTGAATCGTGCAGCGGGAGACCAGAGTATAAAAACTCGTCTGCATCAAATGCGAGAACCCAGTCCTCTTCAGAAGGACTCAGCAAATCTTCAAAGTATGTCCATGCCTGCGATCTAAACATGCTTTCGTTTTCAAGAAAGGATGGAGATGAATCAGGTCTGACCGCAACGGTTGCAAAGTCAGAAGCAATATTCACAGAATCATCAGTAGATCTATCATCAAAAATAAAAATTTCATCAAGAAAAGAAGAAGACCATTCAAGACATTCTTTCAGATATCTATCCGACTCATTCTTCATAACCATGAGTCCATAAATTTTAGTCATGATCTATACCATGGGCTTCACAAAATTCAACAAAAATCTTCTTTGCCTCACCCATCCTTGAATCAACTTCACCGCCAACAGGGGACGACTTATGCCATTCATGAATCATCTCAGCATTACCAAGGTACCAAACCTCTTTACCATGAGCCTGTGCGTGATAGGCGCAACCGGTTTCCTCATAGTAATGCTGCGTTGGAAGAAAGGCCCCAATTACATCTGGAAACATTGATGCATAAATGCTACAATTTGTTAATTCAGACCAAAGATCTCTTTTGATAAAAAATGCTGACCCAGAAACTGTAACAGCCTTACGATCAAAGCGTAGCTCTTGGAGTCTTGGTGATCTCCAACCATTATGCTGTGGCTTTTCTAGCGTTCCAAAGATACCACCATGAGTTGCTCTAAAAGTTGAGTCGTACTGCAATGGGCCAACAATACCAACATCTGGATTTGAGTCCAAAAAATCTACACAGTAGTCAACACATTCATTATCAACAAATCTTGTGTCAGAATTAAAGAAGGCTAGAACATCTGCATCAGAGTTAAATCCAGCATAGTTGCAAGCCAAAGCATATCCAAGATTCCAGTCTGATCTAACCGACCAAGCATCTGACGGAATTTTTAAGTCATCAAAACCATCTTCAGAATCTACATCAATAATAGTTAGATGGCTTTCTGTTTTTGGTTTAAACTGCTCATAAGAATCAATGAAAGCCTGAAGTAGATCATAAGTTCTATAATTTATGACAGAAATTTCTACTTTCAAAATCCACACCTTTTATCAATCACAGTAATCATATTTTTACTCATAACATGCTTATTGCTAACTTTTCCGTCCCAAATGAGTTTTCCACCAGCGGCCTTAACGTTTGCGGACCATCCAAGATCTTCACCGTTCTTGTGCCAAGAATAGTCAATATTATAAGCAAATGGTTTCATCAATTTTGCAGCCATAATAATATCAACAGTTGCGATATCGTCAGTATCTCTTCTATAAAATCTTACCATGTCGCCATCTGACCAATACCCCATGCTTGGATGAACCCTTGTTGTTTCTGACATATAGCACTTCATTCCAACAGCACAAGCATCGGTATGCACACTTAAAGCAGACAATGCAGATGTGATTGCAGTTTCAGCCAAGAGGATATCTGAATCTAGACTCAAGAAAAGATCTGGAGCATACTCACGAACACCAGCAAGAAGTTCGTTTCTTAGATATGTCATATGAGAATATCTAGAGTCATTCCATCTTCTTTTATCTTCTCTTAGGTCTTCATCAATAACTCTTACTATAGAGTTTTCTAGAGAAGATAGATCGTTTAGATCCTTCTTGTTCTTATTTCCTGCAACAAAAATAAACTGAAAATCGGAGATTCCAGCATTAAAGCAGGCAAGATTTACATGATCAATCCACTTGTCAAGAATCCAACCCCTATCACTATATGGGCATCCAATTAAAAGTCTCAAATCTTTACCAATCTGTGAGAAGGGCAAACACGCTTTTCGTCCCCTGACTTTGGGACATATTCTTCACCGTATACAAGTGAAACTTTCTCAACCTGAACTGTCGCAAACTTTCCAGTAAAATTAACTATTTTACCAAGATAAAAAGTTTGAGATGTATTAGTATTCGCAATTGCAATAACTTTAGAACCAAGATCAAGAATATTACCAAAAGCATCAAGCATTCTCTTGGCCCCACTTAGCCATCAAACAAGCTTCAGCCCTACCATGATCCTTTTTTCTTTTAAAAAGATCGCATGAAGATGGCCAAGTATCTATAGCCCTAGCTCTAGCCATCTCCTTGTCAGAAGAAAGTCCCATAGATGCCTTCCATTTTCTAGGAGTAACATGCATTATTGGCAACTTCAACGCACCAAAAACTCCGAGTAAAGTTCCATAAGACTGACCAAACTTGAAAGTTGATGCAACACCCTGACCTGGCATTGATCCAACTTTTTCAACAATGACAATATCTGGAGTGCCGTGCTTAATAACTAAATCAGATAGAGCAGCAGCATCAACCCTACCATCCATTACAGGCATATCTACTGCATCTAAGATATTGCCATCCATTACCCATGCAATGGCTCCAGAAAGGCCAGGGTCAACACCAACAACAAGCATCAGTCATCTTCCTCAAGAAGACTTTGAATCTCCTTCTTTACTTCCATAATCTTAAAAGTAGTTGCTCTATTTTTATTTTCAACATCAATATCAATTTTTGCAAGAACCATATTAAACTCTATCTTAATACAAGTACCATCATCTGAAAGGCTGATAGCATCAGGTAGCCAATCATCTACAGTGTCATACATGACAGCAGTAGCTCTCTTAATTCTTTCAGTGATTGCTTCACGGTACTCTGGATTCATTTCAGAATATATCCTTTGAGAATTTATTGTTCTTTCAAATTCAGTAAATCTTGACTCCCAAAGAAGTGCAGGAGTGATCGCATCAACAAAAATTTTTATATCAAAATCTTCTATTTCGAACTGTTCCACTCAGCAATCATATTCGGAAAAATAGTCGTATAAACCCAAAAAGCCCGCCGAAGCGGGCTAATCGGAGCTATTGCTAGTTTTAGCTTTTAATCTTCATCATCCCAATTATCAACAATATCCTTTAGAGACTCAAGTTCAACCTCAAACTCAGTTGGGGCAGCACGCTTAAACTCTTTTTGGATTTCGTATGACTCTGGATTAAGAACCCTATCTGACCATGCAGAGTCTGATACAGTAAACATGGTACTCATGTATATCTTAACCTTACCCTCTTTAACCAGATTTGGAACTTCATCATCATTGAAGTCCTCGTCCTCACCCTCGTCTGGGAAAACTGCAGCATCTACAGCGGTCATATGAATGCCGATACTTGACATAGCAGCTTCAACATCTTCAATAACTGGTATAAGAAACTCGTGATCCATGCCACAACAATACACCATGGGCGGCGGCGTGTCAAGCAGCGCTCGGACCTCAAATGAGCATTTGGCTAGACTTCGCCCTCATCAGCGAGTTCACTACCACCATCATATGATGAATCTAAACTAGATGGAAGCGTTGAAGCAGAACCCTTAACACCAACCTGCGTTGCGGCAATAGACTTCAAAGCAGCAAGACCAATTGCTACAACTGGAATCCATACCTTAGGTAGATCAAACATATCTACAGTAACAACAGCAAGCCCAGCCTGAATAGCTGTCCAGAAGGTTCTTTCAATAATATCTGCAGTAGTCTTATTCATTTTTTCTCCTGATTTTTGTGAGATATATAAGATGCTCTAAATTTATCAAACTCATCTCCCCAAGGTATCTTATCTGGATCATACCTCAGAAGAAACTGATGCTTATACTTTGAAACCAAACCAATATCTTGAAATTCTCTCATAACTATTGAAAGCCTCTGATAGGAGATTCCAAATCTTTTAGCAACTTCTCCCTGCGGGATAGCTACGATATTTTTTTGATCTCTATTTTCCCAAAGAAACCTATATAGGGCTTCTCTGCTGTGCATAGATTTCATCCCAAATCAATCTCACAGACGTCAGTGGTGCAGAACTTCTCGCCAGCACCCTCATTGGCCTTGGTGTAGAGAGCCTCAAGATCAAGTGGCTTAATCTTCTTCATCATCTTGATTGCCTCTTCCTCAGAGATTGGCTCATATGGAGCCTGAGCATAAGTAGTACCCTCATCACTGATTGGAAGGAAAGAAAGGCTCTTGACCTGACCCTGAAGTGAACGAAGTAGAGGAGAAATTTCCTTCTGCTCATCAGGCTTAAATGAAACAGTTACAGAAACCATATTATCTGCCCAGTAACGCTGAGCCATTGCAGCAAGAGAAGCCTTCTCCCAAATAGAAACCTCAAGTTCTGATCGAACCTCAAGACCCTTAGTTGGGAATGAAGCAACAGCAGTAGTCTTGGAATCCATCACATCGTCCTCAATATGATAGCCAGCCTTCTTAAGAATTGGAAGAAGTGGATCTGTCTTGTGGAAACGGATACGACGAATGTAATAACCAGAAGTTGTAGGCCAATGAACGCCGGAAGTGGTACCAGCAATAATAGATGTTGTACCTGCAGGCTTAACGGTTGTCAGCTTAACAGAGTTTCTTACACCAAGCCACTCACTGTATTTAGTATCAACGTTCTCAAGATACTGATAACCTTCATCCATCCAATACTGCATGTCTGACCATGAGCGATTCTCAATGAAGTCAACGATGCCGGTCATCGAAATACCGATACGACGGTTTCGGGTGATAACCTCATTTGTCTCAGCCCAAGTTGAAGGCATAAGAGTTACAGCCTTAGCATACATATATGCATGCTTGACAGACTTCTTAAAGTCAGCAAATGTCTCATGCTTAGAAGGATAAAGTTCAACAAGGCAGCAGAACTCGCTTGACTCAAGAGAAATCTCTGCACATGGATTACAACCAGAAACACGATAGTCGCGATTATTCTCTGGATCTGCCATCCTACCAAAACGACGCATCATATCTAGCCAGATAACACCGGGCTCACCATTGATGGCAATCTTGTCAACGAGATGATCAAGACTATCGCCAGAGTTAATAAGAACAGAATTATTTGAGGTCCAAGCCCAACCATCAGGACCAGTACGCTCTGCGTTCTCTGGAAGATTCCAGTTCTTTAGATTTACGTAGTCATCATCTTCAGCTTCACCAAGAGCAATTAGTGCAGAGCGTCGTGCGCCACCAGCAACTACAGCCTTACCAAGTTTATTCATAATATCTACGATATCTCTGCTAGTAATCTTTTCACCGTGACGACCAGCAAACTGCTTATTAATCGATTCATGAACATCCATCAATGGGCCTGGGCCAGAAGCAGTGCCACCAAATGACTTAAGTGGAGCACCTGCTGGGCGCACCTCTGAGTAATCAAACTCAATTGGCTGACGATTCTTAAAGAAGAAAGACTCAAGTTGGGCAGCGATTGACTCGCTCCAACCCTCACGAGTGTCAGGGACAACGAACTTAACTGGATCGCCAGTTGGCTCCCAGATTGTTAGTTTGCCAGCACCATTTGTATCGAAACCAACACCAACACCATTCATGGACATTTCCATAAGGCGTGAGAATGGCATTGTTGCCTCATAGGCTGAATGGGTGCTGAGCTTCTCAGTTGAGATGAATGCACAGTTATTTAGACTTGAGTTTGACTGATTTAGGTGGACGTACTCTGTACCCATTGCCCACATGCCACGACCGGGTGGTGTCCACTTGAAGTGAAACATGCGATCAAATGCATCTTGTGCAGCCTTTTGAGCCTTGAACTCATTCCATGGGGTACGCTGGTGGGCACAGTGATCTTTCAGAATTGAATACATGCCTTCAATACAACGACGGCAAACCTCGTACCACTTCTCCTTAGTACCATCAGCCTTCTTACGGCTATACTTGGTTAGGAAAGTTAGCTCGCTTAGAGAGTTTCCACCACCAATGTCAAATCCCCAATCGACTTCTTTATTCTCGTACTCCTCAATAAATGAGTCTGAAAGATGGAAGGAAAGAAAGTCTGACATTGGGGCCTCCTAGAAGATTTACAGATTATTTACGACAAATGTTGTAGAAATAAAAGAGAGGTGTGGAAAGCGGGTGACCTCTCTTTTGGGACAATAATAACTGAGGCAAATCAGTCAGGAACACAAGATTTCCAAATGAAATCTAGAGCCCCCGTGTGGATCTGACAAACCCTTGACTCAGTTACCTCAAGCATCTCACCAATCTCTTTAAGAGAAAGACCCTCAATATAATGCAAGAAGAACACAGTCTTTTGCTGACTGCTAAGATCCTTAAACGAATCAAAAATCTTTTCTCTCAAAACTAAAAGATCTTCTTCATCTAAAACCTGATAGTTATTTGACTCATCAGGAATAATATCTGAAAGTTTAAAAGAATCTCCATCAGAATTAATAACTTCATCAATATTAAAAACTGAAGCGGTACTACCAGCACCCTTAATTCTTGATATATCTTTTATATTCCAACCTAGTGCTTCAGCAACTTCTTCATCACTTGGCTCTCGTCCCAGATCATTGGACAATTTCTCTGAAACAAAATCAATCTCACGATTCTTAGACCTTAAAGAACGTGGAGCCCAATCAAACTGACGAAGCCTATCAAGAATTTCTCCACGAATTCTAAAACTGGCATAGGTTTCAAACTTATAACCATACGATGAATCATATTTTGTAATAGCATCCATCAGTCCAATAAAACCATCTGAAACAAGATCATCATAGTCTACGTGATTAGGTAGACCTCTGGCGATGGAAGCAGCAGTGCTCTTAACAAGATATTCATAGGCAATAACTAAATCTTGAAAAGTAGAACCATCAATTAAATATTGATTCCATAATTTTTCTGTATCCATAAAAAGCATCTTAATGGTAAGAATACTTATTTAAACACAAAATCAAAAGAACTTATTTCTCAGTCGAAACAGACTTCACCCCACCCCACAGGGAAAAACAGCAAAACTGTAACGGTCGGTGTCTTCACCTAAATGATATCTCAATCACTGGATCAGATTACTACTCAGCAAGTTGCTTAGATGAAACTGCCCAGACGTTCCTTTACCAGTTTCCCTGCTTTTCGCTTGGGACGGCACTGATGACGGATTGCCCACCGGAAGAGTCAAGGCCACCTTCAGTCCTGCGGCGCTGTATGGGGCGCATCCCACAATCTTCATTCAGTTTTCTAAGCAAGCCGAGTGTAGGTCACGCTCAGCGATTGTAATAACGCGAGCACAGAAACCAGGCTCTTCGAGGAGAATTTGTCTTAATGTAGATAAGGAACAGAGCTCTCGAGTCGTCCGGGTGCGACCGTCCAGTTATCTAGATAATATCATATTCCCTGACATCTTCCTGGGAATCACACGAGCATTGTTTTCATTTGCGACCGATCCGGTCCATTATGTTAACAAAACTGTCGTTATAGATACTGTAGCGACAGTCGCCTGAAAGGTTTCCCAATGGCACAAAAGCCCAAGGGGGTTGCCGACCACCCAGCAAAAGATCTGATGGAACAGATCTGGAAGTCTGGTGGTCGTGCCAAAGATATCGTTGCTTTCTTGGAGGAGAACTCCCTACCTCTTGTAAAAGAAGCAACTATTGCTCGTTATGGTCAGAGATTCTGGAATGAGCAGATCAAGATCACTACAGAGTCTGAATCTCCTGAAGATATTGCTACCACTATAAAAAAGATTGAAGATAGTGGTGTAGCTCGTGTAGTAAAGCTTTCTCATTCAAAAAAGAAGTATCCTGGATGGGAAAAAATTAATGGTGAAAATATTCAGGTAGAAAAAGAGTCTAACTCTTGGAATATTGATCTTGTTCCATCTCTACCTGCTCCAGATAAAGCATCTATTGGATCTTTTAAGATTAATGTTAAGGGTGTTAAGAAGCAGTCGAAGCCACATGGCTGGAATGTTGGGCTTGTTGTGCCTGACCCACAGATCGGATATTTCCGTGATGTGGATGGAAATTTGACGACAACCCACGACGAGGCAGCCCTGAACGTGGTTCATCAAATTGGTGTATATCTTAATAACACCTATGGTCTTGACCTTACGGTTATCCTCGGGGACAACCACGACTTCAGTGCTTTCTCTACACATAGAAGCGCACCTGGCTATACGACCAATACCCAGTTAGAGATTGATCGCTTTGGAACTGAAGTTGCGTTGCAGCGTGAGATTGCTCCTAATGCGGAAATTGTAGTGTTGAGCGGAAATCACGACGACCGCCTTAACAAGGCTATCGTAGATAAGCTTCCTGCTCTTGCTGGAATATCTAAAGCAAATAGCAGAGATCCAATCCTTTCAATTGCAAATCTTTGTAGATTTGATGAATATGATATTACTTCAATAGAGGCATATCCTGATGGAGAATACTGGGCAAATGAATACCTAAGATTTGAACACGGATCAAAGGTTTCATCTGCTCCAGGCAGCACTGCTGCAAAATATCTATCAGATCTTAAAGTGTCCACAATCTATGGACACACGCACCGTCAAGAACTGGTATACTCAAGAATCCGTGGCAGAGGTTGGACAAGACCCATCTTTGCTGGGACACCGGGGACAACAGCAAGAATTGATGGCGTCCTTCCTTCAGGGCAGACCGGAATCACATCGAAGGGTAAGCAGGCTGGAAACTTCACAGAGAAGTGGCAGCAGGGTATCTTTGTGGTCTGGTATCAGCCAGAAGGTGATCAAAAAGCAGTAGTCGAACCCGTTCTTATAGAAGAAGGATCTGCCTTCTACAGTGGTCAGATATTTGAGTCCACTGTAAATAAGAACGGGGATGAGTTATGAGTTCAGAAGAGAACGAAGAAAGCCCCGAAATAATTGATGTAGAAAAGCTTTCAGACCTCGGAACTGGTCTTCATGTAATCACTATTACATTTGATAGTGATCCAGATGTTTTCCCTGAAGTTCATTTAGGGGATTGCTCACCATGGGTTGCGCTTACAATTCTTAAGCTTGCAATGGAAAGCATAGAAATACTATTACCACCAATTAATGTTTCTTATAAAGGCGATACGATTCTTCAGCATTCAAATTTTGAAGATGAACAAGACCAAGAAGATCTATAATTCCATACGAGAGAGCCTATTAAACTAATTATAAGATTGTGGAAACTAACCAAGGATCACCACTTGACTTAGATCTTGTGGACTCTGATGGTGAAAGTGGAAGCTATCGTAAAATATACTGAAATATATTTTATTAAAAATCTTCAATAGAAGAGGGATACTAACTATGTTGGTATCCCTCTTCTTTATTTGTAAGATCATAGTAGTCTTTTGGATGATTATAACAATCCTGACAAAGTCCCATTATCTTAGACGGCTTATAATCTATTTCTCCACAATTAAGACAACACTCATCTTCATCAAGAAACTCTTCAAATTGCCTAGACATTAAATACCTTTAAATTGCTTTTTGGCAGATTACCTGCCAGTGTTTCAACTACATATGTATATGGCTTTGGAGAAAACAGCGGTGCGTTGCTTCCAGCCTTATAAGTACCTGACTTGATTAGAACTCCGCTTGAATCAAACCAAGCGATATCAAGATCAAAGCCCATATCCGCAACTGTAAATGGTGTGAATGATGGCTTATCATAAAAGAACATCATTCCATCAAGATCAAGATATGGAATTGTTGCAAGACCAATAGCTTTCTCTTCTTTATTCATTGCAACATAAACTTCAAGAACCTCTCCGTTATCAAAAGAAATATCGATAACATTAAAGTTCTCTAACAACCTTGCTGTCGCAACAGCTGCTTGCATTTTATCTGTCCAATTATTCATAACAATTGATCGGCATTCAAAATTTATAATTCATAAAATACAGAAATTTTATGAGAACAAAAAAGTGCAGAATCTTCGCCAACCATTAAATAGTTCCTTGCTTGAAAATGGTGGAATATTGCAGAGTTAGAGCTAATCCAAGCGAAAGTTTCTTTCTTGGAATCCGGAGCGCATCTACACGCCTGCTCAGCAGAGCCAGAACGAATAAAGTCAAGATCAATATCGCAACCACAGTTTTGGCAAAAAAGATCTATATTTGGGATTCCTGCTGGTTTAGACATCATCAAAACCTAGCTGAATAGATATATCAGTGATTGGATCTGTAACTGTTTTGTTTTCAAAATCAAAAGAAAGAGTTGGAACTATAGCATAGTTTTTTCTTAGACTATAAATATATGTAGCATTACCTACAAACTCTGTCCAAACAAGGTTTTCATCAAGCAAAGCAACAAATCCTATTTGATGAACATCATCAATAGATGCTTCATATATATCTTGAATTTTTATAGATAGTTTTGTTGAACCACAATCTGGACATATACTCATAAAGCTATGGCTAGAGAAATGCTGTCCGCATGTGTGACAAAAAGTAAACATTGTGTGCTAAATTTATCTCAAGCACAACAATTTTTATCTTATGAAGAATCAAGATTTCTGGGGATCAGAATTTATAGATGATGGAAACTTCGGGGCAATCAAAGAAGTATTTTCATCACTGAAGTATTTGCCATTGGATTTAGTTCTTTATGTTGCTGACCAATCATATCTTGGCCAAATTTGGCTTAGAGATAAAGAGCATATAGAAAATCTTATTTTATCTATACAAGCAAATGGGTTTGAAAACCCTGGGCTCATTGACTTCGACAACACTTCTGTAAGGCTCACAGACGGAAACCACAGATTAGTTGCGGCGCAACACTTGGGTCTGCAATACTTCCCCATCGAACTTCGACAAGTCGATGAAATTAAAGTAAGATCAGTAAGACTATATAACTTCTTCCAAAAAATATTGGAGTCACAATGGCAGGACCAAAACTAAAAAAGAATGTTCCATTCCAGCCTTCAGGGGATACCACAAGAATAATTTCTCTTGGTGGTGGAACTTGGGCCTACCTATTTGATCATCTTGGTAAGACTCAGCATCTTCCACGCAACTCAGAAGAGTTTGCTGCAAAGTGCAAAGAGACTGATGATATTATGAATGGTAAAATTACAGCAGAGCTTGAGGCTCTTGGCTGGACTGATGTTATTGAGAGGATGAACGCAGATGTTGAATCACCTGAAGAGTCTGTGGCAGAAGACGCAAACTGAATCAGAGCGAATCGCCAATGCGGAACTCCGTCAACGTCGTCGTGAAATCGTTGAGGTAATGCAGGAAAACGCCAAACTGCGTAAACGTATTGACGAACTTGAGTCTGCAATTCGTGAGCATCGCGACTTTGACCCGATTGAGTCTGCTAAGGTTCAACCTGACCTAGACCGTAAACTTTGGTCTGTGCTAGATTCAGGTCATAAGTCTTGGGAAGAATATAAAGCTGAACATAATAATTTTAGAGTAGATCTTTAAGGGGAATCAGTGAATACAACACTTCTATTTTTTATTATTGGTTTCACATCATCTTTGGTAGGTTTTGCAGCGGGATACTTTGCTGGTGATAAGGCTGCTGAGATAAATGAGCGATGATAATATGTATCCCATGTATCCAGTTAGCGATAATGAGCGTGGGCAATTAGCTAATATGCTTCGTAGTTATGGTGAGGCATCACGGAATATCAGTCCGTTAGTTGGCTTAAAGTTACCACCTTATGTAGCAGAAAAATTTTTTCGTGCTGCTGACCTATTAGATATTGATAATGGTGTGGATATAGTTTCCGATGCTCTACGCCACTTTGCAGAACGTGCACTTTCCTGCTGGGAAGGTTCCGATGCTGATGAAGCAATCGAAGTAATGAATCAGGCTGCTAGCATACTTGATAAAAATTAGATCGTGTGATGGTGGTGTAAGGAAAACACAGTCTATTTCCGATAGAAAACTGCTGGGATCGGCACTCAGCCCATCACTCCAAGGTTGATATGAGAAAAGTAAGATTAGGTTTAGAAAAAGATATTGATGAAATCCAAAATATCTATAATCATAAAGATAATAGAGAATTTTTGGGTGGATTTACAATGAGAGATCCGATCTCAGCAAAAGTTGCTCTTGGCTCTGAAATCGTTGTCGAAGAAGACGGCAAAATAGTTGGCGCCGATCAGTGCGGGTTTGACCATAGCCATAGATGGAGACACCAGTTAGTTGGGGTATATCCAGAATTTAAGCGCCAAAGAATTGCAACATCTATGTATGTCTTCTCTATGCTTAAAGCAATGCTTAGTGGAAGATTTATAATGCACGATTATATTGTTTCAGACAATTGCATAATGCCAATACTTCTTCCAACAATTGGATACAAATTAGAAGCAACGCAAAGATCTAAAGTCAGAAGACATAAAGATATTAGTCACTGGGTTAAAGAAATGACTGAAGAATCTTTTTTAGAATCTTTGCAAAGAGTTCCATCTAATTATGAATTTATTTTATCTGATAATGATAAATATCTTGCAAATTTTAAAAAACTAATTAATGAACTTGAAAATCAAGATTTGATAAATCAGGTTACTGAAAATCGAAAATTTGCTTTAAAGTTTTTGGATATAAAATGATTGCTATATTTCCATTGCAAACAAATTATTTTTCTGATTTTGTGGATACTTCTTTCATTAAAAGCGCTAGATCGCTTATAAAAAAGAATCTACCGAGCATCCTGACTGCAGTTGATACTGAAACAAAAGAATATGCAACTATGGGTTGGAGAAGTAGAAGAACTAGCCATGCTTGCGAAATTACATACTTCGGCCATCAAAGAGATGATCTACTAATAGAAGTATCTAAAAGTCTAATTCTATGCTCTATTCTTGAGGGAAGAAAAAGAATAGAAATATATAATGAGTTTGAAGATATAAATGAAATATTTGAAAAAGCTGGATTTGTAAATGAGGGATTTCATCCAAAGTTTACAAAAGATTTTTTAGATGTTACTGTCTTTGGATTCGTTCCATCTATAGATGGGCTACCTTCTTTGGGCTCTGAAACTTTTGCAAATTTTGTAATATCTAATGATGTTCTTATTTATAGAAATAAAAATTTTGATCTTTATAAAAAAGATAAAGATTGGGATAGATTATCTAACTCTAAATTAACTTTTGGAGAAGAGTTAAGTAGAGAAATTTCTGAAATTGAATCAACTGCAAATATTAATATACTTAATATTCCAAAATGGTCTGGTGATTCTAATAAATCTGATATAGCTTACAAACCAGAAGATTTTTATGTCAATAACAAGTAAAGATATTAAATGGCTTAAAGCTTGTATATCCTGTGCTGAAATCTTTGCTACTTGTGCTAAGGCCCAATTCTGGTGCTTCATCGTAGAAGAGAATGGTTATGGCCGCATAATCGGTCAAGGCTACAATGGTGTCCCAGCAGGAATGAAGCACTGCGTAGATGGTGGCTGTCCACGCTGGATCAACAAAGTCCCACATGGAACACCATACGATTATGGCGATGGTCTTTGCTACAGTTCACACGCTGAAGTTTCAGCCCTTGCCCACGGTGATGGCTCTCGCTACAAAGGTTCTACGCTTTATGTCAACGGGCCACCCTGCCTAACTTGCGCCAAGTCTGTGGCTGCTGCAGGAATCCGTAGGATTGTATGCCTATCCGAATCAGATAGATTGCATACCGATGTGACCGAGGCGTTTCTAGCCGCTGCTGGCGTAGAACTGGAGTATGTAAGTGATCTCAGCTAAAGTAATTGCTGACTCAATCTCTCCGCAAGGAAATAGATTGACAACTATGGAATGTACCTTTCATAGGTTCATTCTTCCAGAAGTAAACACATATCGAATGTGGTCACGCAATGCTGCTAGCAGTCGTGCAATTCCACTAAAGCGTCGTATTGAAGAAGTTCGATCAAATCCCGCTATACCCGTCCATTGGGGCAAGAATCAGCGTGGTATGGTTGCAGAGACTACTCTAGATCCAGATAGTGAAACAATGGCACACTATCAATGGATTAAGGCTGCAAATAATGCAGCAGATGTTGCTGAAGAACTTGATAATCTCAATCTTCATAAGCAGGTGGCTGCAAGAATTCTTGAGCCATTCCTTTGGCATACATCTGTTATAGCATCAACAGATTTCGAGAACTGCTTCTCTCAGCGAATCCATCCTGATGCACAGCCAGAGTTTCAACTTCTAGCAATTGAAATGAAAAAAGCGTTAGACTCTTCTAAGCCCGAACAACTTGGTTACAACGAATGGCATCTACCGTATGTCAGTCGTGCAGAGCAGATCTTGACACTTGAAACCAAAAAGAAAATCTCTGTTGCCCGTGTCGCCAGATCATCTTATTTAAATCAAAATAAGTCTGATATTGATGCAGATATTTCGCTTTACGAAAGACTCATTAGCGCAGAGCCGCCACACCTTTCACCTTTTGAAATGGTTGCAACTCCAGCAATTGGTAGTGCGCCAATTCCAGGAAATTATAATGGCTGGCATCAGCTTCGTCATTCAATATCAATAAATCGATAACGTTATTCTCCTAACAAGGAGACTACAATGGCCGTAACTGGTATTTCTTATGATTTAATTATTTCTACAGATCTTAGAGATTCTGCTGGACATAAAACAAAAATAGTTAAGTTAAATTCTTTTGATGGAACATACAATACTGGTGGTATTGTTTTAGACCCATCTTGGTTTGATTTTACTGAAATAATAGCCATAGTTACGCAGCCAACAAGTGCATACCCTCTTTCTGGAGCTGGTGAGCCTTGGACATTAATTGGCTTTAATCATATAATTAAAGTTGATCAAGGTATAGCTAATGGTGGTTCTGCAAATGGTGTATCAGAGTGGAGAATTCTTCCATTCATTACCGATGGTACAACATTTAACGAACTTGCAGACGGACAATCCCTTTCATTCCCTGCTGGTATTGAGCCTGTGGTAATAATTATAGGTTCTTAAAATCTACTAGCAAGTATCTGAACCCAAGTATTGTAGCCGACAACTCCGTCTGCAGTTAAGCCTCTATCCTTCTGGAACTGCTTGACCCAACGCTCAGTTGATGCACCAAAATCTCCATCAACTACAAGAACATTTTTCTTAACTATAGCGTTAATATTTGATTGCAGATCTTTTACTGCATTACCCTTCATTCCACGTTTAAGTGTCGGCTTCTTTTTTGCTGCTTCTGAAATAGCTTTCAAAAAGTCATTTGTATTTGGTTTAGGTGGAGCAGGTGGTGGAGTTGGATTTGGTTTTCCTAAAAATACCCTGACCATAGATCGCATCTGATCACCGTCAACACCATAAGCGTCTATCTTACGTCTTGGTGCCCATTCCTTATGCTCACAAACTAGTTCAGGATTAGCACCATGAACTGAGATAAGGGCAGCATGTACCTTCGCAGCGGTTTCTGTCTGATCTGGACGCCAAGGCTCGGCACCAGTACCAACATTCTCACGCTCCACGCCAAACACACTAGAATTACCTACAAGGCCCCTCCAGCCACCTAGACCAGCATGGTTAGCTTTACCTGCTGCTACCACGTAACAAGTGTTGTCACGGCCTACAAGGACGTTACAGAGCGGTCCAGGGAGACCAGTTCGACCATTGACGCAAATGTTCAAACTCGGAGCATTACCATTTCGAGGCCCAGCGGTATGGTGGTCAACAGAACCACGGGGATTAAAAGAATCAGAGCCACGGGTCTGCCAACCAGCAACCTCAACAACATTCAAACCAGCAGCACGAAGCCTATCTGCAATACCAAGATCACGACCCATTGCTCAAAACCTTCCAATCATAAACACGCTTCTCAACTGATTCAATGTCAGTTGGTGCAATATCAGCAAACAAAACGAAGCCATCTATATCCTCGTCAGCAAGAGGATCTTCCGTAAAATCTAAATCACAACCATCAATATCGTCCATCATTTCTCCTTAGCAATCTTTCTAGCCAAAAAACCAATAGGATCTAACTTCTTTATAAAATCAAGTTTAGAAGGAATTAAAACGCCAAAAAGGTGAACTGTAAGAACACCCCATATAGCAATAATTGGCCAACGCTTTTTTGGATGCCTTAACGCATCGCCAAAAGCTTCACTCATAGAGCAATAAGGTTGGCCAACTACTTGCTTTTTCTTTAAAAGAAAAATATCAACTATAAATACATAAATTACTAATCCAAACCAAGCAACTCCGCTTGGACGAACTTTCATTTTGATCAATCCATCCAGTTGTCTGGAAGCATATCCTGTGCGTCAAGTGCCTTAGCACGCTTGATAATATGCTTCTTAGCTGCAGGCTTATCCTTGGCTCTACCAAAAGCCTGAATAGCATTCTTAAGATCACCAATAGTTACAATCGGGTAAGAGCCATCTGGAAGAGCAAGACCTTCCTTTGCAAGTTTCTCACGCTCTTCGGGAGTAAAATCTCTAGCAGATTCTCTCTCACGCTTCTGCTGAGCCTCATAACTGCGAACAATTCTGTTAGTCCAAGACCAAGCAGCATCGCCACCCCAGAGCAGCCAAGCAATCCAACCATTACTAGTCTTATCATTCAGATTGTCACCAGCATGACGGGGGAAGTAGCGATTGATATGTCGAACCTTCTCAATGCCAATGGTCCCACCAGCAGCAAGCGTTCGTGCAGTATTTTCGCCAACATCAGTACCACCACGGCCAAACTTCTTACGAAGATCAAGGCCGCGCTGAGCATTCTTCTTTACACGGTCTGGAATTGGATAGGTTGCAGCCTCATCCTTCTTTTTGTCATCTTCGTTATTGTCATAGCTGCTATAGGTGTCATCTTCGATATCGTCAGGAGAATTTTCCTGATTATCAAGTTCACCAATTTTGGTAACCTCATCAGACATGCGACCAGTCATAAATTCAGTCTCTTGGTCGTCAATCCAAATTCTAATAAGAACAGCAGGATTCTCCATAGAAGCAGGAGAATAAAATTTTGATCCAGGAACACCGAAGTACCCATCATACATAACATGCTCAACTGAACCAACATGCTCATGCGTGCCCTGTGGTGGCATATCGTTATGGAACATGGAGTCATTCTCCATCATAAACTTTACAATATCGCCTTCTTTAAAAGAATCCATTTGAGCTACTCCTGCTTTCTTTTCACGTTCACGACGCTTTTCATGTTGAGTTGGTGTTTCAAGATTTTTTACATCTTCTTTACCTGGCTTATATCCGCTCTTTGGATCAGTTGCAGCATAAAGACTTTTAAGTTGATCATTAGCAGATTTCTGAGTTGCATGACAACCATGGACAATCCCAGACTTCTCGCCAATTACTCCATAGGGTTTGCTAACTGGACAGGATGGATGCTCTTTAACTACCCTAAAGTAAAGTCTTTTTTCTTGTGCCTCTTCGCTAGCTTTGCTTGAAAGAGGGTGATCTCTTGGAAGAAGATCCTGATCGAACGGTTTTCTTGGAGCCTTACCATTTTTAAGCATCTTAAGAAATGCTCTAACCCTTCCATAGCCCCACTGCTCTGCGCTAACCACATTTGGTCGAACGCTAGAAGGATTGGTCTTATAAGCTCCAACGCCCCTGTTAAAAACTTTAGTAAGAGTAGTCATAGTAACTTTCCTGCCCTCTGGAGCAGTCTTGTTATACTCTGACATTATACCTCTAAGCGTGGAATTTCTATCAGCAGACTCTGGCTCAATAGGTGTCTTGGATACACGAAGATCCGAAACAGGCTTAGCAACAACCCTGTCGGTCTTTGACTTAGGGTTGCCATCCTCATCAACAGCCCAAACCTCTATAGTTGCAACAGGATTATCCTTAGTTGCCTCAAAAGATTCATTAGTACCATCAATCTTTACCATGCCAGAAGTTTTGATACTCTTAACAACCCCATGGGCATAGGTAGTGGCCTGAGGTGGCTTAGGCACCGCATACATCACATGATCGCCAACAGATACGTTTTTTGCTGAAAATTCCATAAAGACTTATCGGGAAATCAGGTTTCTATTAAATGGGACACTAATTCAGCAATCTGGCTTCTTTCAGATTTTTCAAGATTGATATGAGCAAAGATATCTTCGTTTTTAAGAGAAGATATTACTGACATAACACCATCATATTTTCCAACTCTTAAATTATCTCGCTGAGCAACATCATGAGTCATCACCACTTTGCTGTTCTTACCCATCCTAGAAAGAGCAGTCAATAGAACCATCTTCTCAAGATTCTGCGCTTCATCGATAATGACAAACGAATCGCTAAGCGTTCTACCTCTGATATGTGTAAGGGGAAGAACTTCAAGAAGTTCCTCTTCGATAATTTCTTCAATAACGTTAGGTCCACAGAAAACTTCCAAAGCATCAAATACGGCTGCTGCCCAAGGGGACATTTTTTCTTCGGCAGTTCCAGGAAGAAAACCAAGATCCTGTCCGCCAACAGCATAAAGCGGTCTGAAAATAATTACTTTCTTGTGAACTCTTTTTTCTACAACAGACTCAAGACCTGCAGCGATAGCAAGAAGAGATTTGCCAGTGCCGGCGTTTCCGCCAATAGAAACAATCTGAACTGAGTCATCAGTTAAGAAATCCAAGGCAATGCGCTGTTCTGCGCTTCGACCACGAACATCGAAAACATTTCGATCTTTAACATGGACAAGATGACCATTCTTGTATCTTGCCAAAGCAGAACTAGTACCGCTTGTTGCAATAACACCAGTATTTGTGGGAAGTTTTAGTTCGAAAGAAGTTTTACCAGTAGAATATAAATTCTCAATTGAGTCTTGATCAACTTCAATCTTTTCGATACCAGACCAGACTTCGCTAAACTGATCAGAGAAGTAGTCATCCGCATTAAGACCAATCACTGAAGCCTTGAGTCGAAGCGGCAAATCTTTCGTAAGAATAGTTACATCTTCTTTTTTAGAAAGATTATATGCAACAGCAAGAATTTTATTGTCGTTCAAATTTTCTTTGAAAGCATTTGGTAGATCCGTGTTATCGATATTGTTAATTTCGATTCTTACACTTCCACCATTTTCATTTACAATCGGATCAATAAGGGAATCATTTTTTCTGATTAACTCAAGTTCTCTCAAACACTGTCTGGCAGAAAAGCCAAGTTCTGGGTGGTTACGCTTTTCCTCAAGTTCGGTAAGAACTATCAGCGGAATAACTATGTGCTTATCTTGAAGCCTTTCCATAGCTTTGGGATCGGACAGAAAAACTGATGTGTCAATAACATAGATCATTGAATCCCCAGATTAAATTGTAAATTTAAAATTCTAACGGAGACAATCTGTGATTTTGAATCAAGTCGATGTGCTAATGTGTCGGCACGGAGGCCGATGCGCTACGAGGTAGCGGCAAACATCAAATTTCTTGGGAAGCTGATGTTCGGGAGTGCTGCAGAGATGGCGATCTGCACCAGACTGTAAATCTGGCGTCGTTGACTTAGGGGGTTCGAATCCCTCCACTCCCACTATGATAGTATTATTTTCTATTATTTTTGCTATTGGAGCTTGGATAGCTCTTTGGGCTTCAGATGAATCAAAAGATGGCCTAATGATACTTGGCATAAGCATCTGTTGTATTACTATTTTTTTCGCATCATTAATTTAGGATTCCAATGGACGAATTAACGCTTCTTGGCTCAGAAGTTGAATATAACTTTGATGAACCAAATAAGATTCACTTAGAAAAATTTGAGTATAGCCAGTATAAATTTCATCAATTAATTTCTTTTAAGACAGATGAATTTACTTCACTATGTCCAATGACTGGACAGCCAGATTTTGCGTCACTAGATATATGCTATATTGCAGATAAGTTTGCCATAGAAAGCAAATCTTTAAAGTTATACATATTTAGATATAGAAATCATGGAGCCTTCCATGAGGATTGCATTAATAAAATAACTCAAGATATTATAGATGTAATTGATCCTAAATATATTAGAGTTATAGGTGATTTTTCTAAGCGTGGTGGAATTTCTATAAAACCTATAAGCGAATACTGTAGAGATGGCTTTAAAAAGCCGGTTGACCTAATAAATCAATACGATAATTTTAATTTCAAAAATTAAAAAGTTATTCCCAGATAGCTCAATTGGCAGAGCAGTTGACTGTTAATCAGCGGGTTGTAGGTTCGAGTCCTACTCTGGGAGCTATTGGTTGGCTTCAAAAAAATCTTTGGCAAAGCCGGCAGGCGTCATGGATCTAAACTCTTTGGTCTGCTCAGATGCGCCACCAACCTTCCAAATAACACGACCTTGAGTGTTTTCTACTTCGTGGCGTTCTGGGGTATTGAAGTCTCCCCATAGCCAAGTCATCTTTTGCCATGGATCGCCATGATGATACGGATGAAACTTGTATTGCACTGGTCCAAGTTCGGGGATAAGTTTATGAATCCTGCTCATAGGATTTTCTACTACCCAAAATTTTAGTGTATCTACAGATTTGTAGAAATTTACTATTTCCATAACTTTCAATACCAAATCAACTGCCTCTGCAGTCCTACCGTCAGCGTCTTTCTCCTTAAAGAAACGTGAACCTGAAAGAGAGAAGTGGGTGCATGGTGGTGCGGCAAGAATGCCGTAGACTTCTGGAAACTCTTGATAGTCAAAATCAAAAATATCAGAACCAAGTTTGATATCGATTTGATGAACTTCATAGCCTGAATCTTTATATGGTTTACTCCAATTTCCAGAGTAATCAAATAAAGATAATATAACTTTATTAGACATAATATATACCAAATTATAGTTAATATAAGTTGTTTTAACTTTATATTGCAACCCGATTTGACACCGGCTAAAACCAATGATACAGTCGTTAGATGGACAATTTATTATACTTAGATTATTTTGGCGTTGCTGACGAAATAGAAGGCTTTGGAATTCCAGAAGATGAACTTCTAACACTTGAAGATTTTGAAAAACCATTTATTGAAAAAGTTTTAGTATGGGCAAAAAGAAATAATGCACCATGGCCTCCAAGTTTTCAGTGGGCCGAAGACCACTGGGACGTTCGTGACAAAATGTTATAAACGGAAAAGACCGCTGATAGAATTTCGACTCTAACGAAAGGCTAATAATGCTAACTAAAGTTAAACCAACTGCAGCGATTATTGTTGTAGCAGTATATACCGCACTTCAGTTGATCTCTAATATTGCAAGTACCAAAATTGGTATGATAGGAACTTTTGCAATCGATATGGGAACGTTCCTATATCCTCTAACATTTACCATGAGAGATGTTGCACATAAGATTCTTGGCAAGGCGCATGTTAGAATCATGATTCTAGTTGCTGCACTTCTAAATCTTGCTATGGTTCTTTACCTATGGTTCTGCACACTTTTCCCTGCAGATCCTTCATGGCCACTAAACGAAGAGTTCAGTGCAGTTCTAGGACCTGTATCAAGAATTGTAGTTGCTTCGATCCTAGCCCAGTTAATTGCAGAACTTGCTGACACTGAAGCATACCATTGGTTTGTGACAAAGATCACTAAAAGATTCCAGTGGGCACGAGTTTTGGTATCAAACGCAATTTCGGTTCCACTAGACAGCGTGGTGTTTGTTCTGATTGCTTTTGCCCCGATCACACTGTTCGGTTCGCAGGGTTTGGAATGGTCAATCGTCTGGTCAATTTTCTGGACCAACATCATTTTCAAGGGAATTGTAACACTAGCAAGTATGCCAATGATTTATGTAACACCAGACAGGGACTGGGATAGCGATAAATCTGATGCCTAAAAATTAGGAACCACGTATCTGGCCGGGGCGTAAAAACCCCGGCCTTTTACGTTAGTGCCTCTTTAATCCTCTGAAATAATTTCTTTGAACATCCCTATCAAGATTTTCATAACCATTCATTCTTGCAATATCAAACATAATATTTCCGAAAGAAATTGCACCACATATGAACCTAACATTTTCTGCAACGATTCCCTCATCAGTTGATCTGCAGTCAAAACCTTCAAATCTATAATCTAAATTATAGAAAGAAGTTCTGATGCCATCACTGGTATAGAAACTTCCAACTGCAGCAATCCTGTTCATTGAATTGTTATCAAGTGAAACAACATCGCTACCCATCATCTGCAGATATCTACGCTGAACACCCCATGGTCCACCTAGTAGGTGAACTTTTCTTCCTTTAAATTTTTCTGGATCAACCTGTGTCATACCATAACTGGATGGGCAGCTATATCCTAGAACGTATTGATCTGGTATGTCAGCGATACAGTCATACTTTGGAATTACGATCACATTTTCAGCGTATTTATTTAACTGTTCTGCCTGTTCCATTACTTCATCAAAAGTATGGTATTTGGTATCGTATCCTGCTGTTTCTTCTTCTGTCATTAAATCTATGACCGTACAGTATTTTGGCCTGAATGTTTTAACATTCTTTAAATGGTTTTCAAAACTATATTTTTTAAAATCTATATCAATAAATATTTCATCGTACATAGATTCTTTATATACGCCATCTGTCTGGAATCCCATTTTCCATCCAGCATCATGTGCTGCGTGACGTAATCTATCTGAAATACTTGAACAGTATATGATGTCAATATCAACTGCTAGTTTAGCTTTCAATACTTCACCATTATATTTTTTGTTTAGAATTTGATCATAGACATATCTAGAAGTTTTAACATCCTTGTCTTCTATGATATATACTTTGCCATCATCACCAATTCTTTTTCTTGAATCGATATTCAGTTCTTTTCTGACACTAGCAACTGTCATATCTGATACGCCTAATTCTTTTGCAATAGAATTATTTGATCGTTCAGGGTTATCTGATAGTACGTCAGAAATAATGGCACGTTTCTGTGCAGAATTTAGGTGGCGTCTGGCTACGTTCATAGAACGTGCATAGTTTCTTTTTTCTTCTTCGGTCATTCCTTTTCTGATGATAGTCGGGCATTCTATTCCCAGGTCCTGTGCAATTGACCATCTATGGTGACCATCTAGGATATTACCATCTTCATCAATTTCTACAGGATGAATAATACCATGTTCTTTAATAGAATCATACAATACTTCATATTCATGTTTATTTAATGATGGAAGTAACTGATACTTATATTCTGACCTATGAAAAACAGGAACTTTCATAACCAACAACTTTCACACGCGAAAAACTAAACACAATCTTACACTAATAATATTTTTTTAAACCCAAATACGTCAAATATAGAAAACGTCATAAACAGCCCTAGAATGCGATCTAACAGCATCCAAACAAAACATATACAACTATACCACAACACATCTAGAAACCCGTTAAAACGCATTACAGCGCCCTACAGGACTATTTCTGTTTCAAACGTACCATATCAATAACATTAACCAACGGAATATTAATTCCATTAGCCACAGAACCATCACCATCATCACTAGTAACCAACGTCAAATACCCAGCAATAGGATTAGGTTTAACCAAAAACCCAACAGACTGAACACTAGTCCCAGCAACATCCAAACATTTCAAATCAACCCAATCATTACAAACATCAAACGCATCAAACCATTCAACCAACCAAATTTCATGCCTAGACTTCATAAAAACCCCCACAGGTTCCCAAAATAGGAAGCTACACCAATACAACGGCCCAACACGCGAAAAAACCAAATCAGAATTTGTCCAGTTTGTACGTTCGGGCCAGGCATTATACCTGGCCCCCCGAACCTCAAGATCACCCCAGGGGGGGGGCAATTTCGTCTTGAGGTATTGTTCACCTAGTGTTCACCCGCCGTTCACCCGCCGTTCACCCGCCGCCTGTAGGCTGTCTTCTATGAAGAAGACAGCCCACCCCGCACCGGCCGCACCGGCCGGACCCCGCAGAGTGGGCCCCGAGGCCAAGGAGGCCACCATGACAGAGAAGACCACCCGCAAGCCCCGCACCAAGGGCACCCTGACCGAGATGGCCCTAGCGGTCCTCGTGGAGGCCAAGGGCCCGGACGGCAAGCCCCGAGTGATGGAGCTGGAGTTCGGGAGCACCATCAGCCCGAGCGCCGAGAACGCGAGGGTCCGGCTGAAGGGCGGCGCCCGAGTGCCGTTCATCGTCGGCGCCTCGGCCGAGCGGCTGATGAAGACCGGAGTCGTCAAGGCCGGCGGCAAGGTCGCCAAGTTCGAGGTCCACCCGCTGAAGGTCAAGGACAAGGCGACCGGCAAGCACGTGCCCCATCCGGCCGGAGTCCGCCGAGCCACCGCCATCGTCCGAGGTGTGGACGACCGAGGCACCCCGGTCAATCTGACCGTGGAGTGGGCTGAGGAGGCCAAGCTGGACAAGGGCAAGTGGACCAAGACCGGCCGCTGGAGCCCGTACTTCAACCTCACCCGCCCCAAGGGCACCGGGCGAGGCGGCCGCACCGAGTCCACCCCGGTGGAGGCATTCTGAGCCCAGGCCGCAAGGCCCCGGCCCCGAGAGGGGTCGGGGCCTTAGGCCGTTCCTAAGTCAGCCCTAGAAGGTTGGTAGAGTCTAGAACCAGAGTCTAGATTCTACCTACTATCTAGAGTAGATAGTAGGGAAGCATGATGGAAGGAAATGTCATGGCAGAGTATGGTGTTCCGAGCACTGTTCCGACCTACGGGTCGTGCGGAGTGTCCCAGTGGAGTGGGGCAGAGTTCCGCACCAAGAAGGCGCTGCGTGAAGCGGTCGCTGAGGGCCAGGCCATCAAGGTCCGCATCCTGAGCCTGGGCGCCGAGCGCACGGTGTTCCTGCGCTGCGACGAGGACAACAACGAGCGTGGCGTGTTCTACGTCTGCGGTCCTGTCGCTGAGTGGGACCGCAAGTGGTACGCCGAGATCGCAGTCTACGACGGAAAGGTCAAGGTGTCGTGATGGAGCTGAACCTGCACAAGGTTGGCGGCCGAGTCATCCTGACGGAGATGACGGGCTACGGTGCCGACGAAGTGAACATGGTGCGAGTCAGCATCGTGGACAACCCGGAAGACTACGTGGACGGAGAGTTCGAGGAGGTGACCATCGGCTACATCGTGGACATGAGTTCCAGCGAGTTCATTGCGATGAACAACAAGTCGCTGAGGATCAACAACAGCGTTGGTTCGTTGGAGCATGCGCTGGAGGACGTGGTGGACAACTGGGCCGAGTACGATGGCCCGGCCGACGCTGAGGCGCTGGGGAGGGTCTACCTGAAGTACTGATGTACCAAGAGCCCAGGGCAGGTTCCCAGTTTGGGAGCCTGCCCTGAGTCTGGTGGTTGGCATTAGAATTCTAAGCCCTGGGTTTAGAGTTCTAATACCCACTACCAGTGGGGTAAGATAAAGCGGAGTTTTCGTGCCGTTCCCCAGCAATCTAAGAGATGGTAGTTAGATTACCGTCCAAGGGCCAGGCCCCAAGCCTGGCCCCCGAAGTTGCTGGCAGACCGAGAGTCTAGGACCAAGACTAGGAGAGGTTCAGTCTAGGCAGAGGTAGGAGTGATGTTCCTACCCGAGCTGGCCGGTATTCTGGATACCGAAATTGTTGAGCAAGTACGCCTGTGGTAAGGTTGGAAAGAAGCGTCAACATAATGAATCCAGCCATAAGCGTTAGGATTATGCGAACCGTGAGTACCCTGGTTCTAGTTATCCGTCAAGCTGTTGGTACTAAGTAGCGTCAGTTACTTAGATAGATGCTGTCATAATTCATCAGTTGCTACAATCAAGTTGGCAACGTTAAGATAGCACGAAAAAACGTAATCTAATCTACGTTAGCCAGAAACAGCCACTCACCGATAACCAAGGAACAGGTAAGTCGTTCACCCCTACCTAACGTAAACGGAGCTAGTGGTTACAATTCTAGATTAGTTGCCGGCACAAGTAACGGTTGCTAATGGAATGTAGAAAGGATCGAATCCTGCCACTAGCACTAAGTCCAGGATATGTTAGATTGTTGGATTCGAAATTTCAGAATTCAAATCCTAATAAAATCCTGGATTTTAAAATCCATCTATTTAGATGGTTTCTGAAATCAGCCATTTATATGGCAGAAGGGATAGTGATGCACAATCCTAGGAATTCAGATTGTTCAGAACTGACAACTGAAGACAATCGTACATCCATTCAGGATGGACAAAGGTTGTACAACTACTACGATGGGAAATGGGGAATCGTAGAGTTTATTCCTGGGCGTTTCGGAACATCCTATGATGGATGGTTCATGTTGCGACATGAAGATGGAACGTCAACCCTGTTGAACGGAGTCCGTGTTTCTACTACAGATAGGAAGGTGCTATGAACGAATTCGGTCTACGAGAAATGCAGATGAGAACACCACACCGAATCAAAAACGGTTGGGTGTTCGAAGTTCTGGACAGCAACACGGTTCAGGAAATCATGGCACATGGAGACATGAACGATGATGACCTGACCAAGTTGGCAGAATCTGGTCGTACATTCCTAGTGTTCCACGAGGCCCATCCCGGAACTTGGTACGACTGGTTCAATGGAACCAGATGGTGGGCCGACAAGTTGGACCCAGGAACATGGTATCTGAATGTTGCAGAATTCACGGAATTCGCTGCAATTGTCATTGGCAGTAATGACATTCAGTTCAGGGACTACCGTTCTATGCGCAAGTACGCATAGAACTAGTTGGTAACGCCGGCAGGTTTGCTGTAACTAGGTTCGATTCCTAGCGGTGTACTAAGAAATAGGGGCTAGAACCTATCCGAAATGGTAGGCACCTTTTAGCGTTGAAGGTCATTGAATACCTATTTCTGTTTCTATTGTTAGTCCTGGTTCCCAGAATGAGAGGTTTAGATGGGGCTATTGGTACTAGGAATTGTCTGGTTTATCCTGATGATTTCTATTTGTGTTCTATTCATTGTTGCTGGACCACGAAACGGAGAGTGAAATGTCCAACACGGTAAAGGACCTGCCCTACAAGTTGTTGCCAGACAACTTCTACGAGCAGTACCCTGCAGATAGGGATGGCGGAAAGTGTCGTTGCCCTATCTGTGGAAAGAAGAACGCCGGAAAGAACAGGCCGACGAAACTGTACCGTGAGAACGGTATCTGCAAAGATGAGTCGGGTC